ACCCAACTGCAGCTGGATCTGTTAGATGGTACAAAGACTTCGGGCACGATGATGTTCAGGTCAATCCAACAACTGGTGCTGTTACTTGGGATACAACTGGTTTAGCTGGTGAGTCATTCCACGTAGGCCTACGTTGTAGTAATACTAACGGGGTTGGTCGTAAGACTTTCCTTGTTCACGTTGGTAAAGTTCAAGGAGATATCCTATATGTTGGGCCACTGGAAACTTATACTACTTGGGTTGATGCTGAGGCAGCTCACAAAGCTGGGGACACTATCGTTTTCCGCGATGGCACCTATCTCGATGGTAATAACCGTATAGGTCGTAACAACGAGACTACACTAGATAAATACCCTAAGTCAGGTAATGCAGCTAAACTAACTTGTGTTATGGCTGAGAACCCTACCAAGGCTATCTTTGATGGTGGTACTGCAGGTGTTGCATTTAACTTGTGGAGTGGAGGTAAGAACGAAGCCTCTTACATCACATTCAAAGGTCTATTCTTCCAAGGTGGAAGTACACTGGCTATCAACGGTGATCCAAACGATAAGCTAACTACAAGACCTCACCACATTAAGGTTATAAACTGTGGTGGTGTTGGTGAGGATGATATCCCACTATACGCTAGAATTTGTGACTACATGGTCTTTGAGAATTGTTTCGCTTATGGTGGTGGTCGTTACAAGATCTCTATCAACGAATCGACTAAATGTATCTTCCGTAGAAACCTAGCACGTTACGATAGGTCTGACAGAAAGCCTGCTAATGATCCTAAAGGATCTCACACCATGTATAACACTATGGACTTCCGTATGGATAACTGTATTGCTATTGATGATGTTGATAGATTCGTGAGTAGTGGTTATAAAGCTGGTGCTTTTGGAACACCTGTAACATCTACGAGTGTAACACCTGAGGGTTCTCGTGGTTTTGTTGAAAGATGCCTACACCTTAACAGTGAGCAATTGGTAGCCCAGTTCGATTACCAAGTTAACAGCGGTGGTGGTGCTGCAGACGTAGAGGCTTACGATCTAGTAAGTTACGATGCAAGACCTCACAACATCTATCTTTACACTTGGGGATTCAACCTATTCCAGAAATGTACTTTCTCTAAGATTAGGCCTCAACACATAACAGATGATACGTTGATCCATGCAGGTGGTTATAACAACTTCCGTGGATTAGTTAGCTGTATCTGGGATGATACTGACCCGGTTAACACAAGCGTTCCTAATGGTGTAACTAACATCACAGTCGGTGACTCACCTATTCCTTATGATGGTGGCACAAGTCGTACCGTTACTAAGTATGGTATGCTTAATAACAACCTAACTAACGTAGGTGCCTTCAACCTGATTAAAACAGGCTACGGTGATCAGCATGAAGCTGGAACTACAAACGTTGGCATTACAGCTGGATTCAAATACGTTCCTCGTTTTGAACCAACTCATGAGTTAGCTGATACACACGCTGCAGAGGTTATGACACTGAAAGGTAAGTCAGGAACGTTCTGGGGTGATGCAGGCTACGATCAAGAGACTAACATCCCTATGTGGGATTTCCCATTCCAGTCTTACATGCAAGAGATGATGTCTACTTACTCTTGGACTGGCCCTGAGTACAGCGGTAGTGATTACCTTAACCGTGTAGCAGGCGTAGATGGAACGCTTCTAGGGAACCGTGGATTCTGTGCCGCTGGTGAGACCCTAACGTCTTACGTTTGGGGCTACATGGGTAATACAGTACCTCCTATGGGTCTTGTTGGTATCAATGGTGACGCTCAGGCTACAATCCGTTGGGAATTACCTGCAGATAATCACCAAGCTAACATCACTGGTTACACAGTATACGACTACAATCCAACCAATGGCAACATGATCAATGGTCGAGCTGTAGCAGCTGGAACCACTGAGCTTACAATCACAGGTTTAATCAATGGATTTGACCACTGGTTTGCTGTGACAGCAACTGATAGTGTTACTGGTGAGAGTAGTTTAAGTTACCCAGTTTACATCAGACCTAATGGAGTTCCTACTGTTCTTCCTCAGATTGATACTCACCCTGTGAGTGCCAGTGTTATCGATGGTGATCAGGTGACCTTCACAGCTTCCATACAGGGCTACAACAGCTTGCAATGGAAGAAGGATGGTGTTGATATAGTTGGTGCCACAGGCCTCTCATACACCTTTGCGGCGGCTACAGCAGACAACGGAGCAGTGTACACTATTGTGGCCACTAACGATGTTGGTGATCAAGCCTCTAATGGTGCAACCCTAACGGTGACACCTCTTGATTCAACAGCTCCAACAATCAGTGTTGCTTTGGCTACAGATACTTTGAACATCACTGTTTCAGATAACATCTACGCTAATGGCGATCTAACACTTCAATTGCTAGATAGTGGAAGCCCTATAGGTGCAACCTTCTCAGGGAGTGTGACATCTATCGACCTAACAGCCCAAGGGCTGGCTAATGGTAACAGAAGCTTGACAGTAAGTGCAACGGATCCACAAAACAACGTTGGAACCTCTAACTCAGTGACTTACCTAGTAGGTAGCCCTGTATTCACTGATACCTTTACAGATACATCTAACTGGTCTGGATCTATGACGGTTGCTGGTAATGAGGCAACTCTAAATGGAACTGTTATTGGCGTAGCTGACTGGTGGACAAGTGCTACCAAGGGATCGGTTAAGTTCGATCTTAAGGTTATGGATCAAGCTAACGACTATGCAGCTTACCCACGTATCCGTATCGGTTGTGATGGTACAGGTGGCGGTGTTGGTGTGATCAGAATGTACTGTTACCCACGAACTGGCAGTAACGGTTGGGTGGAATACGTTGATAGAGCAGGAACTACACACAACTTAGGCGGTCTTTCAGGTTTTGGTAACACAAGTGGTGACACTGGTGGTAACGAGCCATGGAGAACTTATGAGGTTATCGCTGTAGGGACATCATTAACTATCATGGCTGATGATGCTCAAATGTTCACAGCAACATTGCCTGAAGATATCAACCCATTCGGTGGAACTATGAGGATCGAGCCAGATGCGGCTGGTGACATTATGGTTCGTAACGTTACAGCTTACGCTTAATAATTAGGCCCTTCGGGGCCTTCACATCCTCACAGGTAGAATTTAATGATAAGATTGTACTATGATAGGGTTAAGGGAAAAGTAGTATCCTATCAAATAGATGAAGATGTAGAGGATATTCTACTCCAATCTAATACATCCCTTGTTCCAGTCCCTGAAGAATTCTCTGAAGCTTTGGAGAGGGAATCTCTTGAGGAGTACATGAATACGTATGATCCTCAAAACCCAGATCCTATACCAGTACCTAAGTCGGCTCTTTACTATCAAGGTAAGGATCTGAATGAGGCGTTAGCTGAATACTTCAGTGATGAGGACTGGCATGTTAAAACTGGTGGTACAGATACTGGTGCTCAGATTATTACCAAGATCGATAATGAGATTGGAACTAGCTGGAAGACATCAACATTAACAGCAACAGCGATTATCCAACTTCTTGACACTGAGTTAGGAACGGGGTGGCGTACCTCAGGAGGTTCTGAACCAGCTCCTGATCCTACACCTGTTAATAATCCTCCAGTGATTAATAACCAAAACCTATCAGCTATTCAGAATACTCCTCTAACTATTACCCTAGGGCCACTAGTGGACGTTGATGGAGATACCCTCACCTACACAGTTACAGGGTCTTCAGATTATGCATCTGGTGCTCAGGCTAACAGAGGTATATTCAACACTAGCACTCTAGGAACACAGACTCTAAACGTTACAGCTGATGATGGTAACGGTGGCACAGATACTTCAGTTGTTGTTGTAACGACTTATGACTCTCTGGTATCAAACAACTACATCCTAGAAGAAGAGACTGATCAAACTGTTATCACTGTCGATTACGGTGCTGGGGCACCTAACAAGTTAGCTCCTTTTGTTGATCCAACAACAGGCACATACGTAACCAGAATGACTGATGCATCAACTGATATGCAACAGACTCCTACCGATGCTGTTAACGGTTACTCACGTTGGACTCAAGAGAACTCTGATGGGACTAAGCTGATCTCCTTCGGAACGAACTCTACAAGTTCTACTATCCTAGATACTGCAACAGGTAATCCAATAGCTTACCTAGCTTACAATGACTCTGGTGAAGATATTCGTACTTTAGGTATGGCTCATGAGATGCGTTGGGATAAAACAGGTAACTTCCCTAATAGGATCTACTACGTCCAGGGTACTACATTTAACCATATTGATGTAACCCAGAACAATAATGTTGATAGATCTAACCCAAGCAGAACTCTAATCAGAGATTTCGCTACAGATATCACATGGCCAGCTGCAGCTAATGGTCAAGTTAAGAAGATCTACAATGACCAAGAAGGTGATTGTTCTCTAGACTCTGATCACTGGGCATTCATGGCGGCATACTACGATGGAACTACTTTCCAAGTTGCTGCTATCTTGCACTACCAGATCTCCACTGACACCCTTCACACATTGTATCCTTCAGATCTTGCTGGAACCAATATGGATGCCTTTAAGGATGATGATGCCTTCCCTAAGAGACCCAACATGGTTGAGATTAGCCCTCTGGGAACTGGTGTTGTTATCCATACAGGTAGATCATACGCTGGATGGAATGAGAGCACAATAGGTACTTGGTTTGACGGTGCTCACTTGTGGCCTCTTGACTTCGATCATGCAACAGAAGAACCTCTTAAGATCTCCATTAGTGAGACTCACTCAGGTTGGGCTTTTGCTGAAGATGGTCGTGAGTTATTTGTTTACCAAGATAACCGTAGGGATGTCCTATCAGCAACATACATCAGCGGCGCTAACAAAGGTTACGCCTTAGGTAGTAATGCTACTGTTGGTGATGATGCAGGCCCGGGTACTATAGACTTTGCTAATCATGCAAATCTATCCTACACAGGGTTCCACTTTGCTCAGATGCCATTAAGCTGTAAGGGATGGATCTTAGTATCTACCTACAGTAATGGAGCTGAGGAATGGGCTGATCACCAGTTGTTCATGATGCAGATCAAGGACATCGGTACAGAGAATCCTAAGATCTGGCGTATTGGTAGAATGTACAACTTCTATCAGGGCGATTACTGGGATGAGGCTACTGCAAGTATTAACCTAGCAGGTAACCGTATCTATGTAACCAATAACTGGGGTACACCTTCTGGTAACCTTGACATTTACCGTTACGAGCTTCCTGCAAACTGGAGTGAGTACCTTAATGACCCTGTTGCATTAGGACTACAACCTCAGACCTTGCAAGTTCCACAACATGTGAATGGTAGCCTAACACTAGGTCTAGCTAACAACGCTGACGGTGATCCTGTAACTTACACAATAGCTGAAGCAGGTGATTATACAATCAATGGTAATATCTTAACCTATAAGAGTGCAACTGTAGGGAACAATACGTTCACTGTAACAGCCTCTCATGGTGGTAAAGCTGTAGCAACCACAACTATTACTGTGGATGTTGTTACCGCCGTATACGGTTCAGATATTATATCTAACATCATAGAGGTACAATAATGGCTACTTTTATTTATGACACAGATGCCACCCTCACAGATGGAACTACAACTTTCTCTGTCTGGGCAGATGTCCTAGATGCCATTAGGACAGATAGTGGTGGTAGCTCAGTACTTAACAATGGCCCAGTAACTGTTAACTTAAGGAACTCCTCTGGGGTTCCTTGTACAGAGTACTTAAACTTCGATGGCCTAACACCAAGTGTGGGCAACAATGTAATATTGATGGCCCAAATATCTAATAACAATCCCTTCATCCTTACCGAGGAATCCAACACTGCAAATACTGCTTTGATGGGTATTCGTGACGATGAGGTGACTGTAGATGCTGAGTCTTTCGGGGCTGGTATTATTAGAGCACTTGAAGGTGTTGCCTTAGATAGGGTTTTGGTTAGTGCAACCAAATGGACAACAATTAACAACTGGATACTATCTGGGGATGCAACCCTCCAACACTGTGGAGCTATCTCCGCTTCCTCATCTGGACTAGCTGTTACTAATTGTCTTATCGAGAACTGTTACCGAAGCTTCTACGGAGCTATGAGGGCAACCACAAGCTCTACAATAGATCGTAGTATCATTAGGAACTGTCGAGGTATTCGTACCTGCGGCCCTATCACTAATACGATCTTCATAGATGCTGGTGTTCAAAACACTGGTAGTAACAACGATGGTATTGATGCTGGCTCCGATAACAACGCCTATGACATTGCTAAGGCTAGTGTTATCTATGCAGTAGATGGTAGTGGTGACACTAACTCACTGTTCTCTGTAGATTTCAACGCAGAGACTTACCCGTTGTCAGTCCATGGTTACGACTATGTGGCACCTAAGTCTACCTCAGCTCTTGCTACAGCCGCTTCAGACGCTGGAGCGATAAGCATCAACGGGGTTTCTGACCCTGAGGCTGCTAGTGTGGTTGGGCCTATTGTTAGGGGTGGTGCTTTTGACATTACACTGACAGGGCACAGATCATCTGGTTACGCTAGAGTCTTCCTCTACGAGGAAGGTGGCGATGCCACTGACTATGAGTGTGATGTTAATACCTATACTAGCTACAACCTAAATGCAACAGCCCCTACTACGGGGAACATGCCAGCCTTTGCTCAAGCTAGAGTGAAGATAAGGCCTATTACTAACTAACTTTAAGGGGCCTCTCTGGTCCCACAAGGAACTTTTATGGTTTATAAGTGTAAACACTTCAGTATCGAGGAGTTAGCCCCTCCTGAGCTTTGTGACGAGCTTCACGAGGATCTAATATGGGCTATGTTTGATGAGAATGTTCTTAAGTTTGCCGATTGGCTAAAAGGGTTCTGTGGTGGGGCCTCAGTTACAATTAATAACTGGGTCTGGGGTGGTAACCTCAAGCAGAGCGGCTTAAGAACTAAGTCCTCAGAGTATTACTCAGAGACATCTATGCACTCTAAGGGTTGTGCCCTTGATCTAAAGGTTAAGGGTTGGACTGCAGAGGCACTAAGGCAGGCTCTGATTAAGTATGAGGAAGAGGTGGCACCTGTACCTTACATTACTCGAATAGAGAATAAGGTTACATGGTTGCATGTTGATACAAAACCAACTGGTAAAAATAAATTATATTTCTTCAACCCATAGGAGTTAAACCATGGATCTAAATACTATTATTGAATTTGCTCTTAGCGAGTACGCTGGAGCTACTGCTTTGACTGCTTTCATTATGCTGAAGGGTGTTGCCGCTGTTGCTGTTAACAACTTGGACACTCAGAAGTGGGGTAAAGTAGGGAAGGTAGTTGATTGGCTAGCCTCAAGTAATAAGAAGGCTAAGTTGACAGGATCTCCTGAGCTTGATCAGGCTCTTGTTGCTAAGATCGCCGAAAGCAAGCCCAAGAATATTGTTGCAAAAGTTCTTAACTTCCTTAGCTAAGAACTCTGGAGGGTACAAGCCCCTTATGGGGCTCTCCTATTCCTTAAGCGCGCTCACTTGGTGATCCCAATTAAGGTAGCAATTTTCCATTTGCTTAATATTTCGAGTGAAGGATGGGTCGTTCTTGTATTTTAAGTAAGCATCATCAGATGCCAACCCTGTATCGATCCATTTCTTATCACTTCGTTCCTCACAAATAAACCGTACACACTCCTTTCTCAAACCTTCAAGTGTTATGTGTGCATCCTTGTGAGTGATGTATCTGTAGTGCCTAACGTCTAGGCCTGCTTCCCACAACAGATCTTTCTTCTGCTTATCTGTGAGTTTATTCCAAACAAGTCCTGTTCGTTTAACATCATACATCGATATGTATTTAGTAACCGTATAGTTCAAGGCGCGCATCTTGTCTTCGAGATCATTTACTTCTGTCTCGGGGTCAAACTCTACATCGATTGTTTGCCCAAACTGGTTCTCTAATTCTTGTTCTAAATCATCAGTCATACTATAACCTCCACTGCCGGTAGCTCATCGAAGATGAAGTCAAGTTCCGCCTCATCTGTTATATCATCATCCCAATAATCATGGTGTGCCATGGTTACATGGATATGATCTAAGGCGCATCCTTCTATTATCTCTCTCAGCTCTTGCTTTCTTTCTTCAGTAAGGGCCATTAAGCACCTCGCTTAGTTAACTCATTTAAGATCTTAACTTTGGCTGCACCAGTGGCAGATTCTAAACGCTTATTTAATTCTTTGTTGCTGATCTGACTGATAGGTTGGTTCCCACCTGAACGACCTGTACCACGTAATTTAACACTCATAGTTAACAACCTCCATTGATAAAATCTTCTACTTCTCTAGGATCCATATCTGAATCCTTGATCACAACGTTCTGAACGTATAGGTAATCTAACTCTTCAGGTAGCTTCTCAATTTCTTCCTTAACCTCAGGAAGGCCACCAGTAGCTACTACCAGATAATGATCAGAACTTTCACTTATAAAACTTACTGCGATTATCGCCATTATTGTTCCTTAACCTTTGCGTAGTATGAGAGACCGGAAAGATATTCACCCTCTTCTTTAGATAACTCACCGTTTTCTAAGGCTGCCATAACTTCTGGCATAACGTCCTCCAACTTCTCCTCACAAACATCTATGAGGTATTGCTGAAGCTCTAGTTTTCTTTCATCAGGTAGACTCACGACTTCTGCTCCGCTATCCATTCTTTGATCTCTTGCCCACCTACAGCTACTATTTCACCGTTAACCAGCAAGGTTGGAAGATTCTTAACCTGACCCATGATCTGTGCTTCATCATCATCACTTGAGATATCGAACTCTTCAAATTCAATACCAGCTTGTGTAAGCAGGAGCTTGGCTGGGCCACAGTTTCCACACCAAGGTGCGCTTGCTAGAATAATACTCATAATTTCTTAATACCTCCTTCAGTTAGTTCGCCATATAGTACCAGAACTTCATCAGTCTTGTCAATACTTTCTACTGACCCATACTTCTCCGCTACACGATCAATATGTCCTTGACTTGTTTTGATAGGACTGAATAGTTCAGGTACACCTGTCTCTACAAATCGTTTATATGATTCAGTTGCATACACATTAACCTTATTATCTTCTAGTTTAGCAATAATTTGACAGGCGCTAATATCAAAATTACCTACTAGATCTCCGAAGCAAGTGTTACGTGTGGCTATGAAATCTGTTTCTTTATCAGGACGTTGATAGAGAACAACTACATCTTCCCTCATCTCCATGCCGTCATAACGATCAAGGCGCTTACCTCTGGCAACAGGAAGGAACGAGGATGTATCTTCATCTCCGACAACCCTGTCTAACTTATACCCTTGGATATTTATAAGCGTTTCATTGATCAAGAAGAAATCCATATCTTTTGGATCCTTACCTGCATCCACATCTCTCAGGTAACCACCTGCTAGACATCCCTGATAACCCCATATCTTAAGTCGTTCAAGGGTTTGCTTTACTCGTTTGTAATCATGTTGCATTTAAAATCTGTTCCACTCCTTTGTTGGCTAAATCATCAGCCTTCTCATTCCCAACGTCACCACTGTGACCTTTAACCCAGTGCCAACTAATATTGTGCTTACTACACTCGCTCTCTAAAGCAACCCAGAGTTCTTTGTTTTTAACCGGACTACCGGAGGCTGTTTTCCATCCTCTCTTCTTCCAGTTATGTACCCACTCTGTAATGCCACTCTTGACATACTCTGAGTCTGTCCATAGATCGATCTTGCAAGCCCTTTTAAGGCAACGGAGAGCCTCTATAACAGCGGTAAGTTCCATCTTATTGTTTGTGGTATCTCTTTCACCACCGAAGATCTCTTTGGTCTTACCGTTGAATTCTAGGTGGGCTCCCCACCCACCAATCTTTGTCTTACCTTTGCAAGCACCATCTGTGTAGATGGTTACAGTGCTCATTCAAAATCCTCAGCTAGTGCTGAATGGATTGAGTGGGCCTTCATCTCCACTAAGTATCTTGGACACTCTGGAAGAGATAGGTTCTCATCCCACTGATGGTTATAGATGAATAGGATGTTTGCAGCCCTATGGTATAGATCGAAATCATACAACTCTTCACGATCAATCAGTTCAAAATAAGGAACCCATTGACCATTACTTTTGATTCGAACAACCCCTTGGGGATCAATACAGTACTGATCCCTTGAGGCGATGATCTTCTTCATCATGGTTGACAGTAGACTTGGATCTTTATATAACCGGATCAATACATCCATATTAAAACTTCCAAGGTGTTGGTTTATCAGTCCCATTCGAGTAGATGAATGAAGCAATCTGAACATCTGCGAAAAGAGCTGTAATCTCTTCCCCAAGAATATTAGTAACCTCTTTCTCTATCTCAACCGATGTTGTTTCACTGATAGAGTAACAATGATCATAGTCAGGGTTATCTGCTAGGTCAAACCCTAGAAGGTAAACAACCTCTCCACTTGCTCGATCAACAGCTTTATCTAGACGGAACCGATCATCTTTAAACTCGATGTATTCGATCTCATCTACCTCATCGCCATTAAGATCTGGAACCCTTACGTAGGTTATATTCACAGCATCAGGGTTAACCACCTCAGCTACCTGATCCATAAACTCTTCAAAGCTAACCATTGGCGCTTGGATTTCAAAGATTGCTGATACTACAGCTCTTGGTTCACTCATCATGTACCTCCACATCTACTTTGATGGTAACGTTATCTAGGGTTTCCCAGATCTCATCCATCTCTTCCTCACTAAGATCATCACCATCCCAAGAATCGTAGTCATAGATCCAGTCATTGATGATATCAAGTGCTTTCTGTTTTATTGTTTCAACGTGACTCATTCTAAGTCAACTCCTTCAATCTCAGCTACCCGCTTAATCGTTTTGTAGATAGCTTTAATCTCACGTTCCATTGTGTTCCCTACCTTATTCCTCGCCAGAGTCTTAAGGATGTGGAACAATCCCCCTGTGGAATCCCTTTGAGATAATCTCCAAGTCTTAGCAACTCGGTAAGGATCCATACGGATGTACCTTTTCTCTACTTCATCATCCTGAAGGAAGTACTCAAGAGAATAATGAGCATCAATCTCAACAGGTCTTGGGGTTTCCAATGGCCCTACACCTGTCGCATTGGTATGATTATCCAGAGTGTCCTTAAGGTACTTCTCAAAATCCTCTATCACTTTGGGATCAATCAGGGATGGGTCAGGCCCAAACAGATCTAACTGCCTGCGCTTATCCCAAGGAGATAGGAACTCATTACCTCCTACCTCACCGCCATCAATATAACACATTAATAACCATCCGCTACTTGAATGTTGATATTCCTTTTAATGGTGTTACGACCAATAGAGGCCTCTCTTGTGTGCACCATCATCTTCTGTGCTGGGATAGAGTTAAACCCTAAGATACCACTGTACTCCTCACCACCATTGTCAACACCGAAGAAAGCCCCGTTAACAACCTCTTGACCACAATTGTAATCACATACGTGATGCATATCTCCACAACGGAAATACTCAATGTGTCGTTTTAGTTGTTGGCTTCGCTTGGCTTTCTGATCCTGTAGGGACTTCTCAGTACAACTGTTGAAGTAGCCATGTTCATAAACTACACCACGACCATAAATCTCTGTGTAGCCAAACACACCCTCAGGAATAACGAAGGTGATATGATCCCAACCACGAACCTTACAGTAGCCCTCAAGAGCTTTGTAGATCACATAGTCGTAGCTGTATAGTCCAGCCTTGAACATATCCATCCCTTTGTGCTGAGATGATCCGTGGTTACCTGCAATGCAGTACACTTCCATTGGGATCTCTAACACACCTAGAGGTTGGATCAGGTAAGTCCACATGTACTCAATAGCGTTAGCCATCTGTTCTGCCAACCCACTATCGGTTGATGTAGCTGATTGGACTCCATGCTTCAAGTGATCCTCAACTGTATCACCAAGGCTTGCTAAGATGATACGCTCGAAGGTGTACTCTTCATTAGCTAATTCCTCAAGGATTGACTTAGAGTACTTGGCCATAGCCTTGTGGGCCAACTCACTGTTGTAATACTGACCAATCTTACCGATCTGGTAGTCACTGAATAGGATCTCAGCAGTTGCTAGGGTAGAACCTTTAGCTTTCTTATAGTCATTCTTGACAACTATACCACCACCAAGGTTGCGTGTAGCTGCTTCAACTGCCTTAATCATATCCTCGAAGTGATCAGTCTGGTCAACAGATCCATTAATCACTCTACGGAGTTGTGTATTAGACCGCTGAGCTGTGCGTAGACGCTTAGCTAAGTTAGCTACATGCTCATCAGGGCTATCACATAGCTCGTCGATGATCTCCTCCTCAGAGGTCTCCTGAGGCTCCTGAGCACCTGCTTCATATTCTGCCCACCATTTCTGATAGGTCTTTTTACGTAGGAAGTCACCAACAGTAGACTTCCCGATGTTTAATTCCTTAGCGATCTTTCGGGATCCGAGCCCCTCGCTATCCATTTGGATGATTTCTAACTTAATATCATCTGATAAAACCACATTATCTTCCTTATTGTCCAGTGGATCCGAATCCGCCTTCCCCTCTCTCGGTGTCTGTAAGCTCCTCTACGAGCACCAGATCAGCCTTCACGTAGGGTAGGATAACTAACTGCCCAATTCGCTCTCCTGCACCGATATGGACATCCTGACGGCCTATATTCCGGTAGGAGAACATAAGCTCACCTCTATAGTCAGAATCTATAATACCAACACTGTTAGTTAGTTCTAATAGTTTCTTTCGACATGTAGAGCTGCGGGGGACCAGCATCCCGAAGTGACCCTCTGGGATAGCTACTTTGGTCCCTGTGGGGACTAAGACCTCTTGCCCGGGTTCTATAACTGTATCCACGAAGCAAGCTAGATCGGCCCCAGCTGCACCATTTGTCATGTATTGAGGGGGAACCCCTTTGAATTCTACTTTCATACTACTCCTTAATCTGTGTAATACTTACCGCTGAATGAACCATCTTTAAGGTAGCAATAACCACCAAAGCAGAGGTTCCCACGATCCATCAGGATCAATACATCCATATCGGTAAGTTGCTTAGCATCTTCCGAGACGAGTTTCCCTTGGAAAGCCCCGTGGACATATCCCTGCGTCTTAGAGTACTCGATATGGCCACCCTTTAAGAAGTGAGCAATCTCTCCATACCTTTCTTGTATCTTCTCACGAGTCCATATTTTTGGTTGAGCAAATGCCCATCCTCCATAGTTAGCCATATCTTTCCTCCTATTTGCTATAGTGCTGCTAGGTGCCCACCTAAATGGATATCTACAACCAGTACATCCCTATCATTGAATGCAGACTTGTCGCAAGCCTTGTAGGTACACTCATCCCACAATTCCTCCTCAGGAGCGCTGATGTGTGGCTTCAGCATCTCAGATAGTGCGTAGACATCTTTACCAACACAATGAGAGATAGCTATAAACAATGTGTCGATCTGATCCTGTGTGAAACCCTGAAGGATTTCATTAACTTGTTGAGTCATTACTTCATCCTGTATAAATACTCCAGCTATAAACCGCGAGGTACATAGCCTTCTCTTTCCACCAAGGGATGCTTAGATGCCCTCGACGGGTTTTAAGAATCTCATAGAAGATTCGACTTTCAGGGTAGTGATCTAGATTCATCTTAACTGCTTTGTCATGAATCATACTGGCGAATACAAACTCAGGATCGAACTTACCACCGATCAGGCCTTGGAACATCTCAGGGATGCTTGCCCCATCCCATAGGAAACCTAGAGGGATGTAGATAGTAGTTGCTCGCTTAGAGCCATTCTTCTTCCAGTAGTAGGTTAACTTGAAGTCAGCTGTTGTTTGGAACTTACCAATGTGTTTGTGGAAAACAAAGTGTTTGTTCTCCTCCATGGTAAACCATTTAAGATCCTTCTTCTCACCGTTAACCCAGAAGTCCTCTTGACCTGAAAGGTACTTACGATTTACGTTTAACTTATTTTTAATCTTCGACCAAAGACTCACTATTTTCCTCCAACCATTTCAAACCTAAGAAGTAGGCATCAGCCAAGTCATCTTTACCAGTGCTCATATTATATCCGTTTAGGAAATCGTCACCAGCTGAGTTTAGACAGGCTTTTACCATTAACTTCTTATCCATCTTAACCTTTTTCCCACCATCTGTCAAGCGGTCTTCTTCAGGTAAGTAATCCCTTGCAAACGCTTTAAGAGATGTTGGCGCAATAGTGTACATATCTTCAAAGGTTGAAAGACCACTATAAAAGAAATGGTTCCTCATAACAAAGTAGAGTCCAGCAAGGTTCCTAGTAGCATCCCCAACAGATCCGAAAGATAATCCTTCAAATACGATAGGCACTTCAGTCATTTGTTGACCTACATAGTCTTTCTCGTATTTGATTAACTCTTTCTCAATATCTCTACAGATACGATCTATTTGCTCATCCACGGTATCGAAATATTCAACACCTTTTGATTTGGTCTTAGCTGAGGATGACCCTGTACGGATCACCCCCTTCAGTACTACTTTACCGTCTTTCCAAAAGACATAAGCACACTTGGCTAAGCTTTGGTCTATTGATAATAGGTAGCTCAAAGTGTTAGTCTCCAGTTACCAGATAATAGTAGAACCCAAAGGCCCACTATGCTACCTGTTATCGCCAGAGCTAACCAGAGGTAACCTATTACAAGGTGCCCATTAAGGATTAACATCGTTATACAAACCGCTTGAACAACTATTCTCAGGGTTACCATAAAAATACTAACCTTCTTAGGCTCCCTTCCAGTCTTAATCCCTTGGATAAATTTATCGGCACCTATTAGAGCTATTACAGCCCCTACCACACCAAGACAAAGGAAGACAAAAGATATAAACTGACTTGTCCCTGACAACCAGACTGGGCCACTAATTATAGCCCACGTCAGTAGGGTTGCACAAAGAAAAGATATAAATGTTTCGGTGCGTCTTTGCTGTGTATTACTTGAACTCATCGAGATCGATACCTATTTTTGTTAAGAACTCTTCCATATCGAATCGTTCATTCTCTTCACGTTGCATCCACAACAGGATTGCATTCTCTTTCAGATAATCTAACCAATTGTACTTGAGGATATCTCCTGGCCAAGACACCATTGGTAATTTCTCTGAGCCGTAGTATGAGTGATATGCCTCACAAACTCTACGGAAAACTTCTTGTGTTGTTTGATCTTTAAGGTAGGTCAAGGCTGTTGCTTTCCCTATCCCTCTACCCCTACGAAGACCATACTTGGTTGTTATGTCATCCGTGAACTTAGGAAGTCCCTGAATGTTATCCACCGTATCACCACTCAATAGCTGGGATGCAAAACATAATGCACCTTCACTTGGTGTTGTGTAGTGAATTCCACCCTTCAAATCATAAGGGTCAATACTTGGACTAATAACCATATCAATATCTTTATCGATGTAGGCTAATAGGTAGTCCCATGATCCTGACTTCTTGTACTCCTTGAAGTTCTCGTAGCCCTTGATGCCAAGATAATCATCAGCTTCCATACCAGAAACTATTGTCACCCGTTTGCCATACTTCTTAATGATTGCCTCTTTAACTTCAGCAAACATTAACGGCTTATCTACACGGGTTCCCTTGTACTCAAGGATCTTAGCATATTCATGACGGTAACACTCACCACCGCCTAGGACAATCTCATAATCAACTGCTAAGTCAGCACGTTTGATCTTACCGATAAAGAAATCAAAGTGTTTAACACCCTCTTCAATTGGATCTATCCCGTCACGTACCTTAACAACATCCTCATAATCAAAGTCTTCAGAGGTGTAGGTCTTACCATACTTCTCGTTAATGGCTGCTAATGCTCCCCCATTCTTCTTCTTCCAGTGTCCATAGAATTCCATGCGGGATTTATACCTCTGAGTCTTACCACTTTCCTTGTTTGTCACAAGGACGTAAGTCTCTTGAACGTCTATGGCTGCACGTAGAACCGGAGTATCACCATCAATTATTATCTTCTTGAACATCTTCCCCCGCCAATCTATCCTCCAGAGTCTTCAACCTTTTAGCAATTTCCTCTTGGCGCTCTAAGAGGATTAACATCTCTGCTTCTGGGTTAGCCTTCTCTATCTCATCCTTGTACATATAGATGGAATCTTCACCGTCTGAACCTACAACAATAAATCTGTATAGATCGCCACGTACTTCATCCTCTTCTGTCTCTATCTCAACAAGCTTCAGCTTTACACTCAGCTCATCACCAATTAAAAACATCTTACCTCCTCGTGTAAGCCCCCGAAGGGGCTCTATCAATTAAGCGAAAGGATCTTCACCATCTTGATCTTCAGCTACATCAGCCTCAAAAGGAACGTCATCAGCTTCCTCTTGTATTTCAGACTCCTGTGGAGCTTCTGGTGCGTTATCAAACTCAGTAGTGGTTTCATCTTGGATGATTTCACCCCACTCGTTCGATGTTGCCTTAGCTTTAGGAGCGTAAGGGATCAGATCAGTGATCAGGATGTTACCTAACTGAATGAAAGAACCGTAAGTGTTCTCAAGAACAGTGTAGGATAGGTGACCCTTAGAGCCATTGGCTGGGATCTTGTTCTCATCCATGGTGATGTCACGAACCTTACCATCTTCCATCTCATAAGCTTTAGGACGGTTGCTCCAGCTGTATGGAACCATGTCGCCAGCTTTAAGACCAGCATCTGCGTTGTCACGAGCCAGCTGTGCACGAGCACGTAGCTTAAGAACGAACTGCTCATCCTGTTCTGGGAATGGAGCAGGAATCTTGTAGATGCCTTCGAAATCTGGAGTATCTACTTCACGAACCTTGTTCTTAGGGAACTTCTTCTTGAAGGCTTTAGCAGTTGCTTTATCAACGATAAAGTCTACACCGTATTCCTTCTCGGTCTTGCTTTCGTATTTGAAATCAGCGTAGTGGAGTTTGCAGTAAGCGAACACACCGTTCTTGATCTTACCGTTAGCACGTTCTTTACCTTCCGCTGCATTGTATTCAAAATTCTTGCTCATTAGTTTACTTTCCTCTTTGGTTATGTTATAATTGATATAGAGGGAGGCTTTCCCTCCATAACTTCTGTCAATTAAGCCCACCTATTATACACACTTTCGTATGAAAGTCAAGTGTTTTTAGTGAGTTTCTGCTAAATTATTACCTACATCGTAGGCTGCATTAAATGGGAGGGCCATATCATAGTGTTTGCCAGCCATCTGAAGACTCTTATCTCCCAGCTCACCAACAATACAATAATATTTCTCCCACTTACCGTTTACTTCTGTTGGGTTTGACCATAGGCGACCATCGCTATAAGCTTTAGCCTCCTCTTTGGTATCAAACACCTTGGTCTCGATCAAAGACTCATGAACCTGATACTGGTATTCATCGTGCACGAAGGCCAGACGAATAACCTTACCGTCTTTAAGTAGTCCACGTCTTGCTAACATGTCATACATAAAGCACCCAGACAACATCATGATTAAACTACCGCAACTCTGGAAGAGTGCATTAACCAAGCTGTGCTTACTACGGGTGTAGATCTTACGACCATCAATACCACGGATGTATCGCTTATCTGTTGAAGTCCAGTACGTCTCTAAGTTATCCCTTAACTTCTTAAGGCCCATGTTCGAGTCCCAGAACGCATCAATTACTTTCTGTGCATTCCTACGGGAGATACCTAACATCTTGGCAATCTTCTTAGCCTGTGCTCCGTAGAGAACAGCATAAGTAATGTTCTTACCTGATGAACGTGTCACCTCCCTACCAGCTGCTCGTGAGTACGCCTTAGCGTTCTCGGTGTGGGCATCGATAGGTTCTTCACCCTCGGCTAATCCCCAACCAAGTTTACGAGCATAGTCACCATTGTCATACTTAAAGGCATAACTAGCTGCTACGAACTGCTCAAGGTTAGATCCATCGTAACCTAGGATCTTGTAACCCTTTGGTGCTATGAAGCAACTACGCATCTCATGGCCAAGCAAGACTGATGGGTCTGCCTTTGGAAGGTTAACGATCTCCCTGTGCTTATAACGGTTTGTGTTTGTCACACCACCGAAGCCCTGACCAATACGACCATCAACTGCTAGACGTGGGTTGTTCAACCAACCTGTATCTTTCTTCTCATCCTTAGTCTGAATAACAGACCTACGGTTACGAAGTGATAGCCACTTAACGATTGCCTTGGCCAACTCACCATCCAACAGCTCAATGGATGGGCACAGGTCACCCTTCTCATCTTTAAACTTAGGGGTTGTGACTAGATATCTAGCCTGACGCTTAAGCTTATCGACAATACGATCCTCGATATCATCGCAGAAGTTGATATCCATCTCATCTGCAATCTGATCCATGTACACAGAGTTTCTAACTTCCTGTATGTAGTCTCTTAGCTTTTGCATCTGAACTTCTTTAGGATATTCTTTCTTGAATGCATCACGAGTAGAATCTTTTGTGCCCCAAATAGTAGGCCTCCATCCTTCGTGTTCAACCAAGTACTCCTTGATATCCTTTTGGTTAGCAATCTTCATCGGTACTAACCAGCTAGGCTCTACCTTATTCTGTAGATCCTTACGTGCTTTCTCCATCTCATCATCAGGTAGTGGTTTAAATTCTACACCCTTCTTCAAACATTCACGGATAAAGTCAGGCATCTTCTCGTCATCAACAACACCATTATTGATGCAGTATTTACGACCATTAGCTGATAGATCCCCGTTGTTCTTGAAAGCTGTCTTAGGTGGTGGCTTGAAATTAAGAGCTTCATCATCCACCTCATAACCAAGACGCTTAAGCCACTTCCAGCCATCAGCACTGATAGTCCCATCACCCTTGAAAGGATTAGCTGGGAAGTTAGGGCGTTGACTTTTAGGCATTTCCCTTGGTGGTAGCCTTGGCTCAATCTCCCTCTCGATATCCTCCATCATCTGATCGATACGATCACGAAGTTCTACAGCGAACTCTTGATCGAATAAGATACCGTCACGGAACTGCTTCTCCATCAGCCAGTCACATTTATTGTTCAACTTAAGTGCTTCAGACCAACTACCCCCCTTAGCAGCTTTACCTGCTTCATTGAACAGAGCTGTCAGTGTTAGGTCATTGATCTTAACGTCCTCAATACAACGATCAAGGTAAGTCACCAATGGTTGATCCCTCCAGTCATGAACTGTAGGTTTCATGTTGGCCACTCGGTAACCCCATGCCATCAAGCCGTGTGGGCCTACCATATCCTTCTTACCCGTCACCGGATTGAGAACATGAGTAGGACAATTCCTCGGTAGAGGTCTATCAGGCCACAACGCACGACTAACTGACAGTGTATCGATCATCTTAATCTCGTGACCATTGATTGACTGAGGGCACATATCGAAATCCTCAACCAGTTTAAGCTTCTTAAAGGCTGGCACATCATAGCCATGTAGGTTGTGACACGCTACAGACTTAACATCAGACCAGCTTAGGAAATCATCAAGGTGATCCAGAGGTAATACTCTGGCCTTGATATCACTGTTCTCAATGAACAGGAGAGCTTCCTTGTATTCAGGATGGTTAGGATCTAATAAGATAACCCATTCATCCTTCTTGTACCGTTTAAAAACAATACAATGGAACTTAGTAATACCGTCTAATAGGTCATCACCCTCGGTATCTAGTACCCAATAACCATCCATCATCTACTCCTCTTAGAAATCTGGTTGAAATGGTGCTGTATGCTCCTCAAATTCCTCATGATGGATACTTGACCCTCCGCTATAGAATTGGGCCAGTGTTTGGCAATCGCTCTCTAGGAAGCCCTCAGGAGGCTCTAGGAAGCTGCCAGTATCCTCATCGTAGAAGACTGGGAACTTACAGGTTCTACCGTGTTTACGGTCATCCAGTATGCTCAGGTAGCGAGTGTTCTGCTCCTTGACTGGTAGCTCTGGGTCTTTGTTGCCCTCGATACCGCAAGTGTAGTAACAGCTCTGCATCATAGCTCGGGATCCACGGAACTGACTGGAGAAAACCTTCCCGCCCTGCTCATGTGGTGCCCCTTTCTCTGGAGCCTTCAAGTGACAGAAGCAGTAGAAGGTGAACCCTAAGTCCTTAGCCATCTTACTGATCTCATCCGAGAAGGTCTCTAGTTCAGTGTTGGCCTCTGAGGCATTCATCCCTGCAGTCAATCGTGTGATAGGATCAATAAAGATATCCTTCACCTTCTCAACCAGTACAGCATGTCGGATAGCACCTTTCAGTTCATCCCAGTGGCATCGACCATAGTTGTTATATAGGATAACGTTAGGGCCTACATCATCCACTGCCTGCATCAGATCACCTTGAGTGTAGAACGTAGAGCTATCCAGTATAGGGTTGCCCCAAATATCTACCTCGTTACCCTCTTGATCGATAAACAATATCTTTTCAGGGTTAGAGAAATCCTTACGATAGAACTTACCAGCTAACTTCTTCAGGGTCTCATCAGGCTGCTCCTCAAACTTGAAGAGTGCTACCTTCTGTGGGTTGCCATCTACGTCCCTTTCATTGGTGATAATGAACTCACACAACTGATCGAGGAATGTGCTTTTCATTATGTTCACTCAGGGTCGCTAATTCCTGAGCCGTTCTCTTATGAACTGCTGCATGTCCCCATGCAGATCAGACTATATCATCACCTTTCGGTGGGTACCGCTTCCACCCGCTTGGGTGTACTCCCTTCCGGGATAGTCGTTGCACGTCTTCAGATTAGATCTTTATAGTACCTATTTATATCACTGTACCGGCTTCTAGATAGCCCATACTTTTGGCGAATTTGGGAGGCTGTCAATATACCCGCCTCTCTATCCTTCTTAACACCAATCACAACATTATCAGGCAGCCGATTAGGGCCTTTCCGTAATCCCTCTTTAAAGGCATGGGTAGTGTTCTCTTTACAGGTAACCCACTCAAGGTTGTTTTTATGGTTGTTAAGCTTATCGCCATCTTTGTGATTAACCATGGGCTTCCCATCAGGGTTGCACAGATAGGTCATAGCTACTAACCTATGAACCGCTATTCTTATACGTCTTTGGTCAGATGACCACAGGGTCACCCTTCTATACCCTCCACTAGAAAGATCGTACTTAAGCTGTCTTCCTGTGTTTGTATTTTTGACTTTACCGCACTCAGTTACAGAATAGTGCTCACAGTTTTCTATTTGGATGGGTCTCACACCGCCTCCTACTAATCTAAATTTCGCTCAGGATTGCCTGTTCTAGGTGTCCCCTGAATTCAATACCTTTTACATGGGCCAAAGTCAACCCATCTTAACACCAGCACCGATGTAATACCCCTCACCTTCACGCCTACCTAGGGTTTTCTTCGTCATAGTGGGCCATGGCCAAGGTCGCCCAATAGTTGGCAACTCTATTGACTTCTCACGGATATCACTAAACTGAATGAAACCTTCAGGTGTAAACTTCTTAGGTGACATGAATGCCCAGTACAACTGCTCTGAACCTTCACGTTTGAACATATCGCATGGGTCTTGGTTCTCAGGTAAGTGTGCCACCATAATGTCTGGCATTAAGCCATACACAGCGTGGGTTGCTTCCTGACCTTTCATGATTCCCTTCTTACGTTCCTCAGGTGTAGCACAATCGTTATCAAACCCTACGATTGTCTCTTTGAATTTACGTAAGAACTTCTGTACATGCTTCTGACCTAGATGTCCAACAGCATTAGCCGTACCAAACCCGATAGATACTACCGTTGGGTTGGATTTAGAATACTTCTCTTTGAGAACTTGATACACAATCATGGAATCAAATTCTCCCTCCGTTATCATGATCTTTTTACCACCTGTTGTGTTACCACAATCTGTACCGAATAAGTCCACAGATTCCTTGGCCACATTACCTATGGTGGTGAAATACCCACGATCTTTCTTATTTTTAGTGAGGTCTCTTTTCTTAAAGCCTACTGTTTTTCTTGAGCCATCTTCTTGTATTTCCGTGTATGGGAAATAGATAGCTATTGGTGTCACTCCATCTGCACTACTTAGTTTAGTACGTACTCCGAAGTGTTGTGCTGTTTTGGTTGTTATACCACGGTCAGCGAAACCTTTGATTGGGTAGGTTAAAACCTCTTCTAGTGTCTCTCTAGGAGTCACTGGTTTAACCTTTTTCTGGTACTCTTCTTTTACATAGCCCAATGCTGACTCCTAATGTAACACTAGTTTTGGGTTCTTCTTCTTGCTCAACTCAGTGAGCCTTTCGATTAGAACATCTAATTGTTGCCTTGTCAAGGACGCTGTTGAATGGCCAGACGGATTTAGAATTGCGATTCCTATTTCATCTAGGTAATCCCACTCAGTCTCCAACCATACCTCAGTATCTTGTTCAGCTTCAATGCAGATGTAATCCTGTTCATCTGCATCAGTCATTCAAATCCTCTAGTCTCCTCAAGTTCTGAATCTACATGTTCAATCCACTCATCGAATTGTTCTTTGGTTTCAATATCTTTAGGCATCTCCACCATGTTTTCTTCTGATAGGATAGATGGATCATTCACACAGTCCATAACGAATGATTCCACTGCATCCCATTCACCCATACCGCTCATACCGCTCATAACACCTCCTTTAACATCAAGGTTCTCATTATTATATGCACACTTCAATACAAAAGTCAAGTGTTAAATGAAAGTTTCTGTGTACATTGCTTTACACTTACCTAGGTCATCTTCATAGAAGTAACGTAGGCGGTTATAGGCCTTACCACGCACTGTGCGAATGACGTACTGGTACTCAACAGGTGTGGTATTATCTTTTACTTTCTTGGCCCTCATCTTAAGATCATTGTTGATCTCTTTAGATAGCTTGGCTACATCTTCATCCATTTGACTAATACCTGAGCACACGAGGGGTTGCTCAAGATAATTAGCGTAGTCCTGTAATTCCATCTCCCGTAGGCCGAATGCATTAGAGTCATCAGCGAAGACGGTGAATACGATTAAGGCTATTAAGCCAACTGTGATTTTCATAGAGCTAACCTCCTCTTTCCATTGATCTTGAATACTGTTCATAATTACCACCAGAAGTGTACCCAAACATCCGTACCTTTGTCAATACCTTTTGACAGTAAATACATGCAGATGTATGGGTAATCCTCGAATAGTTCTTCATCAACTGTCACCTTGGCGATGTAGTTGTCATTACCTAGTTCCCTATCACCCCAGAGATCTCGAACCTCATTATTAACCTCGACGGGGGTTTCATGCCAAGTTACATCGAGAACGGTTTGTTGGCGAACAGGATCATAAGGATCATTCCAAGCTTTCTCACCACTAAGGCTAGCATTAAAGGCCTCTACGTCATCCATCTTAAACTGTACACCTTTGTCCGGTGTATTAAGTAGGATGTCCTCAATCATATCGATGGCATCACACCATTCTTTAATTCGTTCACACTCAGGCTCAGTGCTTTTTGTTAACCGTAGACTGTCAATGAACCATTGACTCCACACCTTGAAGCCTTCATCTATACATCCAGCGACTTTACGAAAAGGTTGGAACTCTTCAAAGGAACTAAGGGAAGAGAGGTGTTCAAGTACCCTTGGTGGTGGTGGCACTTGTTTAAGCTCAGCCGCTTTATAGTGGGAGATCTTCCCGTGAGAGTTAAGCTTAATATCCCTCGATGAGGTTGTTATACAATTGATAAAGAACTTATCCGCTGTCATATCATAAATATACATACTACTTACACTCCTCTAGATGGTTTCCGATTAAGATGGAAGTACTATACACACAAAATAATCTCCCGTCAAGTGTTGACTTTAAAATAATTTGTATGTATTCTGGCTATAACTTTTAGGAGTTAATGATCAAAACAGAAAAGCGAGGTAAATAAATGGAGCTATTAGAGCAGATTAAGAAAGACCGTATGGTTGCACGTCGTGAGAAGGACAGCGTTAAGGCTACACTTCTTACTACGTTAGTGGGTGAGGCTGATAACATCCTCAAGAGTAAACAGGCTAAGAACTACTCAACTGTAGCTCTTGTGAAGAAATTCATTAAAGGTCTAGAGGATACAGCTAATGCTAAGGGTGGTCTAAGCTTAGATGAGTCTAAGGAATTAGCTATCCTCAAGCTGTACTTACCTAAAACCTACACCATCAGTGAGTTAGAAAACATCATTGATGGTCAGGATTTATCAAAAGGGATGGGGCCTGTAATGGGTTACCTTAAGAAAAACCACGGTGATCGTGTCGATATGAAGATGGCGCAAATGATAATCAAGGAGAAAATTAAATGACAAACGTGATGAATGCCTCAGCTATCATGACAGTAGATGGACTAGGGGAGGTTGAGTATAGCATCTCACCTCTTAATTCAACCAGTGGGGTGTCTACTACTATGTGGACAGTTGATATGAAGCACGCTGAGTCTGGGATCTCTATTATTAAGTCCTTACAGGGCTCCCAGTACGCTGTATTGAATGAAGTTCTTGACGATTTACGACAAAGAGTATTGACAAGTTAAGAAAAGTATGCTATAAAGTAATAACTCTATGGTTTTGCTGATTGTTAAAGGAGCTTTAAGTTCACATTTTAGCAATCAATAAGCTTAATCATTTAAGTGTTGACATAAGGGTTGGTATCTACTAAACTAAATACCAACTTAAATTTAAACAAACCTTAAGGTATAGCCCTTAAGTAACTAAAATGTTGTTTGGTGGTAAAAAACCACAGGAGGAAATATGCCGTTGATCGATGAAGTTGTACACCGCTATTATCAAGTAGGAGCAGGCCAGCGACTAGGGCAGTTCTTCTTCAACACGTACATCAAACGTGAGGATAACTCAACTAACGAGTTGTTCCATGAAGAGGACTTTAACAAGGCTCGTACTGAGATAGCTAAGTTCATGCAGGATAACCAGTGGCATCAACTACCTAAGGAACTTATTGACTATACACCAACAGCGTCCCGCTTAAAGGAGGGTGAGAATGATTAGTGTGTTTACAACCGAAGAAAACGAGCAAATCAGTGCTTTCCACACCGAACTTGAGAAGCGTGTAAAGGAAAGATCTAAAACAGCACAAGTAACAGGTGGTTTAATTGATGGCCCAGTTCAAGAGTATGTCTTTCAGATTTGGGAAGGTAAGGTCTTGGACTGTGAGTTTAGAGTTTATAAAGATGGTTCTACTCAGGCTGTCACCTATGTACGAGTGTATCGATGAAACAAGGAGGTATTATGAAGAACTCTGTAGCGTTAGGTTTTTGTGTTTTCTTGCTATCCACTCTCGTGTGGATCAGTGCTAACATATACTACAAGGAGTTTTCAATCTCTGGTCGTGACATTTACAACGCCAAGCGTGTATGTGATCAGAACCAAGGGATAGAACATATTAAACTTTTTAGTGACAAACGTGAAATTGTGTGCCATAATGGAGCCTCTTTCATCAAGACTAAAAAGAAACCAAAAGAGGAGGATTAGATGAGATCAATCGTAGCCCTTATGCTTGCCATGGTAACAACCTTTAGCTTCGCTAAGGAAACTGAGTGCCGGGTTTACACACCTGAGCAGGAAAACATTCTGAAGCTAGCTTATGAGGTTGGTTACAGTGAGGACTTAGGACTTACACTTGCGGCTATTGTCAAAGAGGAGTCATTTGTGGGGTCTTATATTGTACGAGACAACCCGAATGACTACTCAACCCATGAACGCGGTGACGGTTCAGAATACAAGGTGCGCGGCAGTTATGGTGTGACTCAAATCCTACTCACCACAGGAATGTGGTTAGAGGGTGAGACCAATCTATGGAGGGCACGAGCTACGATTGCAAGAGATCTAGTAATGGATGATCACTACGCTATTCAATTAGCACTTAAGAAGCTTAAGAGTGTTCAGAAGAAAGATCAACCATGGCGTTCACTAGTGGCACGTTACAACGGTGCAGGGGCCGCAGCTAGAGCATATGCTAAAAGGGTTGCAGGGCATGTCCGTGAGTTCCAGAAATGTGGTTTAGTTGGTGATGTCCTTAGTCCACCAAAGCCAGAGATTCATGTCTTCGGTGTGGACGGAGAAGAGACTATCTACCACATGGACTACTCACTGTTCGATTGTCGCTATGATCGCCTCAACTATAAGGAGTTAAGTTAATATGACTATGATGGATGTAGGTATTTTAACTTTTGTATCAATTATGGGTGTTCTCGCACTCATTCTACTAGATGTATTATTTGCCGGTCTCATTAAATTTGCGGATCGAAGAGATAAATTACCAAAATTATTCTTTAGTAAGCTGGGTTCTTTACTCATGGGTAAGCGGAAGTATGTTATTGAAGATAATACACGCTTCTACGGGTATTATTGGATGAGTGATACCACTAGGCGCAGTACCTATACAATGGAAGAGGCAAAAGCGGAGCTAGTATTTGCTAGGCGTGATAAGTCAGGGTATGAGATTGTGGAGCGCTCAACTCTACTTGTGGGATGGTCAGTACCATTGATCCTAAGCTGTACACTTCCCCTAGCTGTTAAAATTGCAATCACAATACCTTTCGTGGTTCTTGTGGGCGCATGTATCGTGGCCTTCCCATTCCTACTTCGAGCATTGTTCGATGGTAAAAAGGCTGTAACCAAACTAAAAACTCAGATTACTGAGCACATTAATGATGAGGAGGGCCACTAATGGGTGATTATTATAATGTGGTTATCTATTGGGGGTGCCTATTGTGGCTGGCATATATGTTTATGTTCGGAGCACGTAATTTTGTAGTACGGATCATTTCGATGTTCACAACCCGTAACCTAGATCAATCAGGGCTTGGTGGGTTTCTAGATCTGTGTGCATTCCTCTATATCTTTGTAATCATTAAAGAATGGGATATGATTATGAATATCCTAGGAAGAAGCGGAATAGTATAGATGGAGTTACCAAAACTATATGGCCTAGACTCCAAAGGTCGAACAAAAGAATGGAGTGTCCATACAGAGGGTGCTGATATATACGTCACCCATGGACTGGTAGACGGGAAGAAGCAACAACGGGTTACAACAGCTGAGGCTAAGAATGTGGGTCGATCAAATGAGACCACGCCAGAGCAACAGGCTGAGCTAGAGGCTAAGTCGAAGTGGAATAAGCAAAAGGATAAGTCCTACTGTGAAGATCCTGACAATATTCAACCACTACTTAACCCAATGCTTGCTCATCCCTACGAAAAGTATGCACATAAGGTGAAATTCCCCTGTGCAATCCAGCCCAAGCTGGATGGTGTACGCTGTATCGCAACGTATGAGGATGAGGGCTTAGTTTTCAAGTCCCGAGGGGCAAAGTACTACCCTGTACCTGACCACCTAATGGAGCCCATCTCAGAGGCTCTGGCAGTGGCACAGGTTTTCGGGTATACTAAGCTTGATGGTGAGCTTTATCTGCATGGTCATGACCTTAATCGCATCATCAGTGCGGCTAAGAAGCCAGAACCAGATAAGCTGACCTTAGAGTTCCATGTATTCGATATAGCTGAAGAGGGTGTTACCCTTACTAAGCGTATTAATGATATGGAATTCATTTGTGATGAGGTTGATAGTCGTTATCTTCACTACGTTGAGACTAACTATGGTCACGGTGAGCTAGACATCATGGACTACCACGGCAAATACGCAACTGCAGGCTATGAAGGTGTTATGGTTCGTAACTGGGACAGCCTCTATAAGTTTGATCACCGATCTCAAGACCTATTGAAACACAAAGAGTTCAAGGATGATGAGTACATGATCGTTGATGTTGTTCAGGATAAGGATGGTCGAGGTGTATTTGTATGCTCATGTCCTGACAGTACTCACGTTGATAAGAAAACATTCACATGCGTTCTTAAGGGTACGCACGAAGCACGTCAACATGTTTGGGACTACAAAGAGGAATACATCGGTAAGCCTCTAACTGTTAAGTTCCAAGTATTGACGGAATTCAACATGCCTGAGTTCCCAGTGGGGATTGCTGTAAGGGATTACGAATAAAAGTGTTGACAGGGGTGATTGGTTGTGCCATGATTCCCCTATCAATCACACAGAGAGGTACAAACATGAGTATTCTAAACTTCCCAATCAAAATGAAACCTCTTGGTTTTAAAGATCTGAAACGAAAAGATGTAGTTTACTTCTGCTACGGCGGTAAATACGTAGAGAAGGTTAAACTGACATCTACCCCTTATCTAATAACTGAGGAATGGGGGTTACTTGATAGCACTGAATACCAGAGTCGTTGGAAGATTGCGTATGTATCACTAGCTAGCGATTGTAATCGAGAACACTATCGATACCTCTCTGACGCTGGCATTTTAGATCAGCCACAGGTTGGCCCAGAAGGTGAGGATGTAAAAACCTACGAAAATGATACCAACCGTGTGTTCCGTACACTGGCTGAGGCTGAAGAATGGAATAAGAACCTGCCACCAAGCAATGACTGGTTCTTTGATTTTTAGGAGGATGAATGAAAGCAAACGAATTCTACCGGGATAATATCTTCTCCAAGAGGGAAGAAGACACAGGGGCTATCCAAGCGGGTAGTCGCTACAATGAAGTTACATTACCAGACAAAGTAAAGCACGACCTTGGTAAAACCTTTAAGGTGGGCCAGACCGTGCACTTCAGTGAGGGTAATGGCCCAATCTACACCAGTGAGATTGTTGCCATACGTGATGGACTGTACATTTTCTTAGTGGATGGGAAGGCCTTTGCAGTCCCTCATGAGAATCTGAGTGTAGCTGATACACGTACAGACCAAGAGAAGGGTGTGGATCAGATGTTGAATGATTGGACTCACGACAGCCTTGATAACATCTTTGATAATCTGCAATCTGAGGCCAGATTGGGCGATGTCTTCGAGGTACTTTATAAACTAGGTTACAAACGGGAGGATAAATGAGTTCAGCTAAATTACTATTAGGTGCAGTAGGTATTGTAGTCCTACTAAGTGCACTGACTTGGGGCCTAAGCGCTCTAGGTATGTTCGGCAACACCGTTATGGAGCGAGTGGTGTATGAAAACTCATTCCAGTACAAAGAGGGGATGAAGCAACGTGTTAATACTTTTCAGGCACAGATTGCTGAGCTGGAAGAAATGAAGTTCCAGAATCCACACAAGGCCGCTGAGATTGATTCTCAGATCCGTATTCTACGTATTCAAGCAAACGCAGTTCAATAGGAGGACACATGAAAAAGTTATTAGCATTGGTATTAGCGTCTACACTAGCCCTAGCAGGTTGTCAGGAGCGTACAGTTAGCCAAGAGACCAAGGATCGCCAAACAACAGACCGAATTCAGTCTCAAGTGGCTAAATCACAACCAGTTCCAGCGTATAATTGGAGCCTTGAGCGCCATTTGGTGATCAGTTTGTACAATATCCGTAACTCTAAGGCGGCTACACACTCTGTATGGCGTTCTAATACGGGTGAAATCGAAGGTGATTGCCCGAGCATTGGCTTCGGTATCCCTTACGATACGAGCTTAACAAACCCTTTAAAAGTTACCCGTGAGTATATGAGTGCTAATCATGGATATGCTGTGGGCACAATCGAACAGGCTGAGCCTAATAGTATCTTTGCCAGTAAGAATACCAGTGCAACATGGGTGATGTGTGCAGGTGAGATGGGTAGTATTGAGCCTATCTACGTTGAAACCAAGGTGACTGTATACCCTTACCCTGTGGATGTTAACTACAAGACCAATCGTGCAATTAAAGCAGGTAAATCTTCTGTGACAATTTCTTCAGGAAAATAGTTGACAAACTAAAATCGGTGGGGTAATATAGCCCCATCTTTTAACAACAGAGGGGATAAAAGATGAACTTAGGTATTGACTCAGCAATTACTGACATGCTACTGAACGTTGCGATGTTAGGATCAGCTCTAGTTGTGTTAACCGCCGCTGGTAACCGTTTACTATGGGCATTGTGGTACTACATTGACCGTGGTGAAAGCTCTTTCCCAATTTTACTGCTCAACTTACTACGTGTTTATTCGGTTCGTGGAATCGATAGGGAAGGAGATAAAGTCTACCTAACGCCTGATGACCGTAGGTGTTGGACTGAGGATGGAGCCGCTATGTTCTTTTCTAAAAAGAAAGCTCAAGCCTTTGCTGATAATAGTCAATTTAAAGATGAAGACTTTAAGGTATACAACCAAATGGGTGAGGTGTCAGCCGCATTCCTTCTGATTATACTGCTCCTTGCAGGTTGTGGAGTGCTGAAGTTAATCTCTCTAGCACCAATGCTTGTACTAACAGTGATCGGTGTTGTAGGTTCAGTAGTTATGGCTCGTCTACTTCGTGATGGTCAGAAAGCTCTAACCAAGTTCAGCAAGGCAGTGAAAACCCATATCAATGATAAGGATGCTCACACACCTAACGCTCAAGAAGTTGACCTTGAGTATCGAATGGACACCAAAATTAAGTAGTAAAATTTTGAAACGGGCGGGGATTTTCATCCCCGCTTTTGACGTTAGGAGGTATGTATGTGCAGATATGACATAATTACTGCTATTCTAGCCTTTATCGGGCCACTCCTTGATCCCGGATGTTGGATTAGGCTTGGACACACAAGTTATGAGTGGGACAAGAGGCTTCGAAGGGCTATGAAAACTGGGAAGGTCTCTAATACAGGGCCTTGCTCATATATGGTAGGTGATGAAAAGGTATGGACTGGCAACTATCCGTGCAGCTATGGAGGGCACTACGATGAGAGTTATAAACTCCCCCCGTAGATCAACAGTTATTAGGTTGCACAGGATGATAGAGAGGCATAAGCTTAAGTAATCGTTAGCCCCGTTGGAGAAATCCTTCGGGGCTTTTTCGTTTCTCGTTACCTCACTTCGTGCTTGACAGAAACGTAATGATAAAGTATTATCCTCTCAACTGATCACAAGAGGTAACTATGAACGTATTCTTTACAAGTATGAATCCCATCACCTGTGCCAATGAGCATTGTATCGTCCACACCCGTAAAATGATTGTTGAGTATGCACAACTACTTAGCACAGCTCACCATGTTCTTGATAAATCCAAAGCACCTGAAGGTATCTATAAGAGTACTCACACTAATCACCCCAGTGCCAAGTGGGTTAGAATTTCTAAAGCTCACTACGACTGGCTGTACATTTGCCTCAAACAACTTTGTGATAATTTTTACAGAGCTACAGGAAAGCACCACAAGACGGCTACGACTGTTCTTGACATTCTTAGTCAGTCTCCATTGAATATCCCAGACAAATGGTTTATACAGCCACCACAGGCTATGCCCGATGAGTACAAACAAAAGCTATCGATTAATGGTTACCGTCTGTACATTATTGCTAAGCTTAGAGAGTGGCAATCACGAGAAAAGCCTATAAATACAGGGTTTTACAGCACCCCTTCGTGGTTTCCGTTGCAATAGCTCTTAGATTTTTGAAATGGTCTAGCATTTTCATTTCAAACTTTGACGTTAAAATTTTTGAAATGGTCTAGCATTTTCATTTCAAACTTTGACGTTAAAATTTTTGAAACGGTCTAGCATTTTCATTTCAAACTTTGACGTTAAAATTTTTGAAACGGTCTAGCATTTTCATTTCAAACTTTGACGTTAAAATTTTTGAAACGGTCTAGCATTTTCATTTCAGATCTTGGCATCACTCTCCCTATAGAACCAGAACGACAGGCAGGGTTGACCCTTGTACTCCGGTTTCTGTGTTCCCGCTCGTTTCCTCTATGGTTCCCATTGTACATGGGCCACCACACAATGCAAGTACTTTCTGAAATTATTTTTATTAAAGTCTTCCTTCTATATATGGCTAATTGGTTTATAAATTATTTTAAAATACTTTGTAAAAGTATTGACAGTTAAACCCTATCATGTAGACTTATCACCATCTTAACCACAAAGCCCAAAGGGGGCCGCTATGCCACTCACTCGCACTTTTTATAAATTCTCTGAATTATCAAAATCAGAACAAAAAGCATACTTTGAAGCCAATCAAGAAAAATTCGCTCTTACTGAGGATTGGTACTGGTGCACTATTGAAAATATAAAAGAGGCTTTAGAGCGTATAGGATTCTCAAAAGTTAATATAAACTTTTCTGGTTTTTGGTCGCAAGGGGACGGGGCACACTTTACAGGTAATTACGTGTACAAAAAGGGGGCACTAGCTAGCATCAAAAAAGAGTACCCAGAATGGGAGGAATTGCACCAACTAGCGGAACGATTACAACGATTAAGCCAACAAGATTTCTACTCAATTACTTTTAAAGTGTCACATTCAGGGCACTATCAACATGAAAATTGTACTGTGTTTGATTTTGAAGACTCAAGAAATACCTACGGTTGGGTTAGTGAGAACTTTACAGAATCCCTTTGGATTATTGCTTGTAAAGAATTTATGAAACATATCTACAAAATCTTAGAAAATGAGTATGATTACCAATCTAGTTGGGATAATATAAAAGGCTGCCCTGAGCAATGGGATCATTTAGAAATTGAAAAATAATTTAAAATAAACCCTTGACAGGCCCCAACTAAGGGGCCACAATACAAACACATTCAAAGCAAAGCCTAAAAGGTAAACAAAATGTTTAAAATCAACCTACCAAATAAGCCAGTTCTTTATGTTGAATCTTTCGATAAGCTAAATGGCTCCCAACGTCAAGAAATAGCCGATGAATTTGTAAGAACCCGCCAATGCTACAACATGACCACAGAGGTTGAATTTATCTTAAGCATGGAACACACAGAGCATGGGCAGGATGCACCTTTTACCCGTGAAGATTGTGGGCTAGATGAAAGCTGGGGTGAAATTGAGCTAGAGGGTGAGCACTTCCAACTAACAGAGGAAGAAAGAGACGAGAAAATAGAAGAGTATCAAGAAAAACTTGACTCTATGCCTGACCCTGATAATGAGGACGATTTGCACCAGTTATGGGTCGAGTCTTACGAAGAACGCCGCAAGGCTGGCCCTATTGATTTCTCTACATATATAGAGGACTACGAAGAATTTTTATCTGAAGTTTCAGACGAATTATATGATGAGCGCCAAGAGGTGCAGGACATTATTGACGAGTTAGAAAGTCTAGATTGTTATGAGCATTACCCAGAGGTTTATCAGTGGTTCCTATGCCCTGACATTGTGTACTGGTTGAAAGACGAAGTGACACTAAATAATGAGTATTGGGGACGCCAAGCATGTGGCCAATCCATTACCCTAGACCACTGCATCCAAAAGGCTGCTTTTGATTGCCTTAGCTATGAAGTAAGCGAAGATGAATATAAGGCGGCGGCATAATGTTTGGTTTCGGTAAAAGAAAAGCCCAAAAAGAAGCCGAAAAGGCGTACTCTTTAGAGTGCGCCAAGATCGAGCTAGAGACCGCCAAGGGCCTAATGGAAACGGCAGTTTTTGACCTAGATTGTCAAGGCGTTGACACTGATAACCTACTGGGCGCAGTCTTTCGGGTTGCTTCTCTTATGAAGCAATCAAAAGCAAAAACACTAGAATTAAATAACGGTAAAGTGTTAACACTTGAGGATAACTTCCTTAAAATAACAACACACTAAACAAACCACTAACCAAAAAGGTGACTATATGAAAAACGCTCAAAACTTAAACACTGTAGAAATTGAGAACGAAGATTATAATCCAAATAATCATAAAAACTTGAGCAAGAAACAACGTAAAGCTGCTAAGCTTTTCCGTGATAACCGTAAGAACAAACAAAACCGTTACCTGTAGGAGGGTAAACCATGAGCACCTATTACAACATTTCAATGTTTAACACTGGCGACTATGGCACCTATAACGAAGCCCTAGAGGAAAATGCGGTATACACTACCCCTTCAACTGTGGACTGTGTGACTGACGAAGGGGGAAACACTACAGGGGCCTTTGACCTCTTAGAGGTTATCGACACCATGAAATCATGTTTTAGTTTAACTGGTGTTTGTGCTGGTGTAGTCACTAACAGGGGTTTTATTACCCTTGAACAAATTGTAGATGATGAGGGACAGACACCCATAAGTGATATAAAACCAGAAAAGGGCAATGAAAAGCGCCTAACTGCTTCAGAATTCGCCACTGATTACGGCTACCGTGGTATAGCCTGCATCCTTGCCCCAGAAAAAGCCTTCGGTATACATAGCAAGACAGGGGCGGCACTTCTTGAGAGTCGAGGCTATATTGAAAGAAAGGCCTCTAATGGCTCCTACGGACTAACCCACTTAGGGGAAGATATGAAAAATAAAATAGTTAAATTATTTTAAATAATCTATTGACAGGCCCCTAGTGGGCCTTTATTATGTGTACATACTTTGAAACGAACCAACGAGAACCAAACAATGTGCATTTTCAAATCAAAAGCTACCAAACGTCAAGAAGCCGCCCTAAAGCGAGCTAGAGACCGCAAAGCTAACAAACCAACCCAAACCCCAAAATCCACTTATGAGTGGAATGAAAATAATTGTGACGTGAATCACAGAGGATAATAGAGCCATGGCAATTCTAAAACGTGTAGTCCCTAAAAAATACCTAAATGCAATCTTTGACGGTAACACCAGTCAGTTAACGCCTAAAGAGGTGGAAACATGGCAGGAGTACGAAAAGGCCCTAAGCAAAGAGGGCGCTAGTTCTTTAGTCCCTAATGACTATCAAAATATAGGCCATTCAGAGACCAACGACCTAGACGATTCACAAGGCACTTGCTACCAATTGTCATACAGTGCCCTCAATATAGAGGATTTCTAAAATGCGGTTCACTTATAGTAACGCACTAGACGGCTTGTGCACATTTGAGGAATATTATTCCCAATTTGATACGGCTAGGGATTTAGAGGTTGGGCGTATTTATGCAAATAATGTAGGAAGTTTTAACGAGACTACCTATACTATTGTCTATATCGATCACGGGGTAGCGCTTGGGATTGAGTCCCACAAAGGGGTTATAGGGCGCAGTAAGTACCAAATGATTAATGCAGCCCCCAAAAGGGCCTTGTTTAAAGTTGGCGGTAATAATTCAGGATGGAAGTTAAACGACCCGCGCCCTAGTTTTAGGTTAAGGGAGATAAACCCTTGACAAGGCCCGAAGGGGCCTTTATTATTACCCCCTCTTAAACATAAAGTCCAATTAGTTGATGGTTCCTATTATGAGCATGAAACAATCAAAAGCCTCTCAAACCCACTTATTGCACCTACACCTTCACAGGGGGCAATATAACCCTTTTGCTGAGTACTCTAGACAACGTAAGCGCGCCATCAAGCAAATGGCAGGCCAACCCATTAGCTATAAGTACAAACACCTTGTACGGAAGCTAGAGCACACCTTACCCCGTGGTATGCGTTGCACTGATAAGTGGGTAGAGGCAAGCACCACACATATATGCATTGAATTAGACCTAGAAGATTTAAACAAAATCTAAAATAAACTATTGACAGGCCCCTAGTGGGCCTTTATCATTACCCCATAAGCTAAACAAACCAACAAAGGACTAAAATCATGGCTTTTGCTTTCAACCGCTCCCACATGAACAGAACCGTTAAGGCTAACCTTCTTAAAGCTATTGTGAAGGCTAGAAAACAGGGAATTGAACATGTACTTAACCGCAAAGGTCATGCCTTCCTAGCTGTACGCAATACAACACAAGGTTTAATCATTGTAGACCAGACAGGGAGAAACATTAAAGAGCACCTTCTAGCATGGTCAGGCTATGGCCAAACCGATTCATTTAGGGGCCTTATCTCTTCAGCTTGCCTAGGGGGTGCACTATGAAGGAAGCAATCCTACAGAATATCAAAGCCCAGAATGAGAGGCTACACAAGGACATAATGAGGCAATTAGACAGTGCCCTACTAGATGTCTTTAAGTACTGGGCTGGAAGGTTCCCCAAGAGACGCCTAGAGTACGTTAGCGGAATGGGCACATTTACCTTTATATCCGAAGGTGTGGACTTTTTCACCTTACTATGTAATGATAGGGAAAGGAATATGTTTTGGAGGCCTAAGCATGATAAGCTATTAGAGCCCTTGCTAGAATTTTCTGACCTATACGGATGTATAGAGACTGAACTAGGCACCAACCCACTAACAAGCAATTTCCTATATAATCCTATAACTAGAACAATTGAATATAATCAAGAGATTATCTACCTTTAAAGCTTGACACCCCACCAAATCACCTTATTATAGATACGGTGGAAGAGTGGCAGAAGGGAAAGCAATAATGGAGGCTCTTGCTCATCTATAATAACCAGATGGGTGGTTTTAACATTTGAGAATTTTTGAACCCAATTGGCTTTTTCATTTGAAAAGTTGACGTAAATTTTCGAACCCAATTGACTTTTTCATCTGAGAGTTTGACTTCCGTTTTTATACAGGATCAGGAATGGTTCCTGAGTGAGAAGCGTTTGCATCTAGAAAGATAAATGATAGTCATTCGCATTCTTGAAACACAAAGCTAATTGATAAGCGTTTTTAAGTTTGGAAATTAAAACTAACTGCGAACTATTTTTATTTGGTATTTGTTCTTAATTAGTTTATCGATTGGGCTAGACCGCTTCCGTACTTCTTATAATTTCCGTATTGCTTGGATTAGTTCCTTATTCCGTTTTGTTGTTTGTAACTATAAAGTGGCTCGTTCTAACTTGCAACACCTTTTTGACACTTTTTATGTATTTTTATCTGACTTTAGTCATAGGGCGCTAATTAATGTCAATCCCTTGTCATTTTGCTTAATTTTTAGTCAATATAGGCTAATAGGCTATCATTAAAGGGTTCGGAAATTAGAGGCAGTACCAGATGAACGAGACCTTAGAGAACTTACTAGCGGCTCTATTCGTTGGGGTGATAATAGTTAATCCTTTCCCTGAATATAAAGGGGGTCGGTTTAAAGTTCCTTACTTCACACCTGAGAAATTAGAGCCAGACTTTAGAGGGAATGGCAACATTCTTAATATCCCCATAGGTGAAATAAAGAAAGGAACATATAAGAGGATTAAGGATAAGTTAGAGAAGGGCCTAACCAGTGAAATAGATGTAATACAAATAGACTCAATAGGAGGGTCAATAAACGAGGCTAGGCGAATAGCTGAACTACTCTCTAATACTGGTCTACCTGTAAGGGTTGCCCCTGAGGGTCAATGCCTTTCTAGCTGCCTAGTGATATACACAAACTTTAAAGAAAGGGAAGCGTATAGAACTAGCCTGTTTGGATTCCATAGGACTAACTCAATAGAGCCTGAGTACAACGAAAAATACTGTAGGGAATTGACCAAGAACCTAGGGCCTAACTCTCAGGGCACCGATTGGCTATGCACGCTAGTGTTATTAACCCCTAACAGTAATATGCATAAGCTCACGGGAGAACTAGCTTTTGAGCATACAGAGCTAGTGACAAAGCTAATTGATAAATAATTTTAAAAATTTAAACAAATTTACTTGCTTTAACTTTGGGGTGTCCTATATTGAAAGTGACGGGGCGGGAAACTGGCCCAATTCAAACCAAAATAGGAAACTAAACCATGAAAAAACTTAATGTATTACTTTCTGGCCTTGTGCTTGTGCTATCAAGCCTAATCTTTAACCCTGTATTTGCTGAGGATGGCCCAGTAAATGTAAACACGGCAACGGTTGAGCAATTAGACACACTAGAGCGTATTGGCCCTAAGACTGCTAAGGCAATCGTGCAATACCGTGAAAAGAATGGTCCTTTTAAAACTTTTGAGGATTTTGATAAGGTTTACCGCATTGGGCCTAAAACAATCGAAGCTAATAAAGACCGTATTAAGTTTAAATAAATTTTAAGGTTTGGCCATGTGGGCCATTACTTAGGGGCTGGTTCTCTCCCTGACAACTACCAGCCCCTTTTTTATTTGAGGTATTAAATATGATTCGACTAATGAGGGTACAGGCTTACCTTAACAAGAATTACCAAGGACATGGGAAAGTGACCAATTTTGGTAAGGATTTGGGGTACACCTCCAATATCTGCCAAAGAGTCAAAGGATTGATTGATAGGTGCTACTGGATAGCCCTAGTAAATGGCCACATTATGACAGTAAGCCCTAAAGAATTGGAGACATTAGAGAAGTTCCAAATAAACCTTAAAAAATCATAATAATATTAAACAAAATGTTTGACTTTAAAGTAGGATGCTTTATTATTGAATTATAGACATTCAACAAACAAAAGGAATCGCCCACATGGCCACTTCATTCGCTTTCAAATTCATCTACCTTCCAGTGATCGTTACTTGTGCACTTTGCCTAGCAGCTTAAGGGAGTAGATACCATGGAATTACTAATCATTGGTGAAATTATCTCTTTTAGCTTTGCTGGATTCGCTGCATTGGCAGTATTCCAATAAGAGGAATTAAACATGGCCTTAGTCTCAGTAGTATTAGCATTGGCGCTGATAGTTTTCGGATTAGGTTGTTTTTTAGGCGAACTTCTATACAGACACTTAAACAAAGGTAAGCAATAATGAAATACTACCTATTTGTTCTAGCTTCACTATTCTCACTACCATCCCTATCTTATGAATTAGAGGGGTTTGGAATTGACCTAGGCTTATGGTCAGGTCATAGAAGTTATGTAAAAGAAGAAATAGGAGATGATTGCTTCAACGAGACCCACAACCTAATAGGCGTCACTTACAATGGGTACTCATTCGGAAGGTATAAAAACACAGTATGCGAGGAGTCATTCTACCTAGGTAAAGAATATGGACTCCATAAAAGTAAATATGGTGAACTTAAGGCAGGCCTAGCCCTAGCCACTGGGTACGTAAAATATAACCATGAAAGAATACTAGCCTTCCCCCATTTGTCCTACACTGTACCCGTAAGCACCTACTTAAGCACCCGTTTTATGTACATCCCTAAGTCTCTAGTCGGTGTGAGCTTCCATGTACCACTAAACCTAGAATTCTGAAGGAAACACCATGAAATCACTAGCATTGATTACCCTAGTAATAAGCACTAACACATTAGCCCATTTTTGGGATGAATCAAAAGGGAAACATGTCAAGGTTTACACCCCAAAGCAAGAAACTAGACTTTCCCTATCTGAACTAATAGACGAGTGCTCTGTAGGTACAGAATATGAGGAAGAAGAGGGAATACCCCTAAATGGAATAAGCATAGACACCGTAGAGGTTTATGGCTTTGATGGTCACGACGAATGGTTCTATGACAAAGAGACAGACCAAGTATCTCTCAATATTGGTGGGGTAATCTTCATAGAGCCTGAGGAATTGGATACTGTGGTTTATACAGGTTTTAGAGACCATGCTGACGTTTACTTGGTTATGGATGAAAGAGGAGAGCATCACATTATTGAATGTTACCATTTACCAAGGTATCACGACGAATAGCCCACTATGAAACACTCAGTCTTAATACTGCTTATAACCCTTTTCTTTATAGCTGGAATGGTAATAAGCGCCCTAGGTGCTGCCCTTGCTCTAGGTATGATTTAATTTAAACAAAATGTTTACTTTGTGGTTTTTGTCTGTATAATGTTAGTCATACAGTTAAGAAAACAACCAAGGGCGAAAACATGGAAGAACAAGATTTAAAAGCTTTTCTAATGACCTTCAAGCAAGCAGGAGATCAAAACCAAGAGCAAGCGACCACCCTACTACTAGAAATTAAAAAGCAACTAGAAAGTAGGGGATACACTGCAAAAGTAGATTATGAAGAAGCTCTAGAAAAGTATTGCGTACTGAAGGTGCTAAACCTACTAGAGCAAGAGAGCTATAAAGCTGATGTGTACATTTTTTGGGGGTACACTGCCCCTATGTATGAATACTAAAGGTCTGTAGGGAGTTCTCCCTTAAGGAATACCATTACAAGGGGGTAGTCCCAAACACCTCTCAGAGCGCCTTACAGGAGCTTAAACAACGGTACTGTATAAACATTTAGGTATTGACAACTGTTAAGGCTTGGTGTAGTGGTTTGGAAGAAAATGCTAATGATAATGGTTGTTATTATCATTGACTTTTATATAATTCCATGCTATAATCAATAAAGTATTACTTATACGTTACAGTCTAACCCTACAGTATGAGCCTACCTTCCCTATCTTACAGTGACTAGCTTACGGGTTGGGGCCTTTAGTGTCAAGCCCTAATCAAATAAATAACCCTACTCAATACACCTACCATAAGACACTTACAATAGGCGCTTACATGAAAGGGCCTTATATGGTGGGTGCTTATCTTAACGGCTTATTATCATAAGCCTAGGCCCTGCTAGCATGACCCTTCAGCATCACCTTAAGGTATAACTATACATACACACAGGGCATAGACCGAGACCATGCCAATGGTCGAGGGCTTTGTGTTATTCCCCCTTGTGTACCCTTTGTGTTACCCTTGGGGTTACCCTTTCTGTTACCCTTCGGGTTAAACACATCGAATTCTCTTTGTCAAGCCTTTTCTTAATTATTTTCCCTGATAGTGATAATCATTAGCATAAACCTATGAGTTATAACGATTATTGTACTTATTCCTAAAAAGTCTCTACCAATTTCCGATAATATTAATTATCGGAAGTACGTACCCTAATTATTGGCACACTTATTGCCGTTATGCCCCGTGGTTCTAAGGCTAGAGGGTTGTTATACTTTATGGATATTTTGAGATTATTCGCTTGACAGATGGGTGGCAGGCGCTGTGTTAAGCACCTCGGGAGCAACTTTACAGGAAAACACAAATCGGTATGGCCCTTTAAGTCCACCCACACAGATATTTTCCCACAAACGCACAGAAGCCCCACAGGGACTCCTATGGATATTTTCTACAGGGTTGATGTATTGGGACTCCTAGAGGTATGAACACCTCGTAGAGGGACGTACAGAGCCTCTCAGGCCCTTTACGGTATTTAATTATGGAATTTACTATTAGATGGGTACAGAAGGGTCTGAAATTGGTGGGGGAATATCGGACAGGAAATGACCTGTATGGTTGATGAACATTAGGGTGTAGTGAATTAGGGGTTGCTAAATTAAGGGGATGCTAATATGGGTTATTTCTTTACAGTATTTATACTTGTTGGTGGGATATTTTGGTAGGTATAGGTGCGGGGATGGCGCTAGGTGGGCCTGTATGGCTACAGGAGAGGTTTTAAGGTTTGGGTAAGGTGATTGTGTGGGTGAGTAGAGAGGCCCTCAGGGAGCCTCACAGGGCTACTCAGTCTTACCTCGAAGTTTATCACATTCGGCTTGGAAACTAATGAGTTGCTCTTTTACCTCCTTGCCTCCCTCGTTGATAAGCTTAAGTATAGCTTCATCATCCTCATCCTTGATCTCTTTGGTAGCAATGATAAAGCCAACCTGCGCGAGGATCCGAGTGAGACCTAGTAGACCCAACTCTAGTGCTTCATTCTCCTTAAGCAATGCATTATAGAGGTTTGGAGGTACACCCGGCTCACCTAGACCTATTGTGTCTTGGGTTACATCATGTTCTGTCATTTGGTTCTCCTCTTGGTTATGGTGCTAGGCACCCAAATTCTGGGTCTTTGTATGGTCGTTTAGCTTCTTCGAGTATAGCCTCTAGGACAGAGATAACATGGACTCGGTTCAGGAGTATCCTAGACTTCCTAGCCTTATCACCTTCAGTAGTGTAGTAGATGCTGAAGGCACTTGATAGAGCTAGTTGATAGTTGGATAGGTAGAACTCAGCCTTTTCTATCAGGTCAGGGGAGTTCTGGATATCCAATAGGTCACGTCTAAACTTGATGTTTGACTCTGTGGCTAGGGCAGACTCTAGTGCTTCCTTTCCGTGTTCAATCATTAGAGTTCTCCAATTCCTCTATTGTGAGGATTCTAGTCCGAGCGTTTCCTCCGCAGGCCAAATCGATCCCGTAGGATTCTTCCAGAATGCGGCTTAACCTCTCGCCCACAGTTTTGTAGATCCCTCCGGTAGTATATACCCCTGTGATATCCACACCGTAATTGGAGAGAACTCGCTGTTTATCATTAAAGGATAGGTTGATTAGATGGTATAATATCTGAGCATCTTCAACCTTGATCTCTATCTCGGGGATAGTGATGGTTCGGGATATCTCCTTCTTAAGGATGGGGAAACGGGTGCTCCTATAGTCATCAGATGCTGTGTGTGCACGCCCACAACCAGTGAGGTATAGCTCTCCCTCTCTAGGTGCTCGATAATCAACAGCCTTGTACCCATCAGGCACATCTACGGTGATGGTTAATTCTTGTTTGTGTGTTTGTTCTGTCATAGTGATTCTCCTTGTTCTACTTCATCTAGGTAGTAAGTGGTATCTCCCCGCATAACTTCACCCTCCTCCAGTAGCTTACTAATACAGTCATCCAGATCATACCTAGACGTGAAGATATTTAGTGACTTAATCTCACTAAAGGTTGGCTTTGTTATGTATATAGCTCCGATATACTCACCATATTGATTGTAATCGTTAACTGTAGTAGTGATCATCCATACTTTACGCTTACTGGTCAGTTCCTCAAAGCACTGGTGTATCAGGTTGAGGATAGGCTCTGTCCTAATAGGAAATCGCTTATCATCAAACCATTCACGTATTGCTTCTTTGAAGTTCATTCCATGCTCCCTAGTATTTGGTTCTTAACTTGAGTAAGGTGATAAGCCGACACTTTTAGCTCATCTATTTTAAGCTCAATATCTTTTATTTGATCATCTAGGATGCTAGATACAATCCCTTTGTATTCCTGAGAGGTATCTTCACACCCTTGGTGATATCCATCATTGTACTCTGAGTCATCGCTCATGGTGCCTCCTACTTAGTCGGTTTAAATTTGCTTAGAGGTTTGCCCTCTTCGTCATAGTTCTCTGGGTGGAGGGTATGGTCTTTATGGAAGATCCATCCTGTCTTCACCTTTTCTTTGTGGCAATGCTTACATCTCTCGAAGGATTTGTACTCAACGGTGGGCTTCATGCTCCACCCCATGGTAATGCCAATGGGCTCCATTGGTTTGTAGTCCTCGAACTCACAATCGTGGATGTTGAGTAGTTTCTTAAGCCATTTCACTGTGGTCTCCCTCCGTATTTCTTACGTATGCTACCATCATAATACTTAACCTTGCAGTTTGTCAAGGTCACAGTGGTATCTTTAAAACTTCTGTATGTATTCCTGTAGTTCACACACAGGGGCTCTAGGTGATCCCCCCCCATCTGGCTTATTGATCTCATGCCCCTCGGCACCTACAATCATGCCGCCCTCAATATCTATTCCCATTTCTGGATCTCCATACAGAAAAGGCCCCGAAGGGCCTGATATTAGGTGTAAGTTGTGTAACCGTCAAGTGCCAGCTTAGCTTTTTCAACTAAGCGATACTCAGGTGTGTTCTTACTATCCTCATTGGCCTTTAGGAAGTCCATAAGTGCCAGCTCTACGTTGAATCGCATAGCTAGAGATGGGTGGTAATAACCCTTAACAACTTCCTTACCGAATGTTAATCGATCAGCTGAAATGCCACGACCAAGTTTACGTGAGAATTGATCGTTCTTAGAGCATACCGCCATAGACATAGACATGGTGTTGTCTGGGCCAACTACCATACGGAATGTTGCTGAGCCACATTGTTTGTGAGCAACCTGATTGTTTGCGTGTAGTACGTAAGTGTTTAACATATTTACTTCTCCTCTGTTGTTTGTCTGTAATCGTAAATCTTTAATCCAGCCTTAACGGCTTCGTTGTACATCGACTGTGTGCCCCTTCCTCCCGGGAATAGCACAACAGCCTCTGCGTAGTTTGCCATCTTCCTGTTTCGGAGAGGCCCTGCAGCTCTCCCTTCCTCTTGCCACATAGCATTGAAGGTTGTGCACTTCAGTCCTTTCTTGTGTGCATATCGGAATGCACATCTATCAACTCCCGGAGCACCTCCCTCAACCACCTCGGTGATGTGTAAGGTATCGAGCTTGCTTATATCACTTTCTGTTAGGTAGTAGTCTCTACCACCAGCTATGATTGTCTTCATCCTACCACCACAAGCTCTGGAAGTGTTTAGCGAACAGGTCAAACCCCTCCACCAGTCTCTCTTGATGAGCTTCACAGTTCTTCATGTACTCATCCCAGATAGCTTTTTGGTTAGGTGTCTTACCCCGGTTAAGTGTATCCACGAGACTCATACCCTTAGTCTCTTCCCAATATTCAGGTGGAAGACCAATCTCAAAGTCGGCATTCTCGAAAGACCAGATCATCTTATCCAGTACTTCGTGCCACTCTTCCTCAGTATCGAACCCGTTGGGATAGCCTCCCCACTCAGTGCTGGAGATGGTATCCTTGAACTTCCTTAACCCTGCAGCTATGATTGGTGCTAGGGTAGAGTCAAGGCTGAACGTGTCCCTGTAACTGAAGATAGGGAGCTTCCCTCTCATCCTCATTTTTTAAATCTCCTGTTTTAATTCATCCTCTAGAGCATCAAGACCTAGGGCCTCGATATCTTGAGGAGTTAACTTCCTAAGAGCTTTGCGTTTTTCTTCTCTTGCGAGCCTCTCAACATCCTCCGGTGTGTGCTTTTCAATATTAATGTCCACTTCATCACTCATCAGAAAGTATTGTACACTACCGTCTACAGATGTCAACTTTAAAGCTTGAACCTTACCGACTGATCCATTGGATCCATACCACCCGCACCCTTTAGTATTACTCTCGGCTACAAGACGATCTTCGTAGTAACGTCGGATCTCAGTCTCGCGCTCATTCTTTGGTGCAGATAGTGCATAGATATCCACTACATCTGCGACCTTTACCCCCTTACTTAAGCCCTGCATCCTTGGCCTCCTCATAAAGATCCTGTAAGAGTTTAACCCTACGAATACGGGTAGGGTTTTGATATTCACAATCAACCCAATCGTACTCACCCCTGTGGTAATTAGATAATTCTTCCTTTTGAAGCTTCCCCTCCTCGTTTACCTGAAGGGCGTTTAGGGACACCCCTACGAGCTTGTGACTTAAAGCATCGAGAAATTCTCTCACATTAACAGAGACCTCAACCTCAGCCTTTTGTACACCTTTAACAATCATATTACTTTCCTCTTCCGTTGTGCCCTCTTGTATATGTTAAGAGTATCCAGTTTAGCCCAGAAAGGCTTCTTAAGGAATTCCTCCAGTGGGTCTAACGTATCTGGCTCTAAGAGAGCTTTATCTTGTTCAATTTTCTTGATCTTAAGGTAAGATCTGAACACCCGGTAAGTAACCTTAGTCCCCACCTTCATCAAATTTCTCCTTAATAATCCTCTCACCTGCAGACAAGGCCAACGACTCAGTGTGCCACGTTAGTTCGCTGCAGAAACGAGTCCCTTTGTAGGAAAAGCAATAAGCAAACCTAGGGGCTCCGAATGTTGTTGTACTTCCCTCAGTTTTTAAATTCCAAGGTGGTTCTTTATAATCTACCATTGATCTGGGTTCGTAAAAATTATTAACATTAAACTCATAAGTATAATCACGTAAAGTATATCACCAAGCTCCATCAGGATCCTCTAGCCCATAAGACTTATTAATCTTGAGCCTGTGGGTTCTCCGAGATCGTGCCATAGCGAAATTACCCTCAACTGATTTCAATTCCTCGAACTTGGTGTAAAGGTACTCAGCCTCATCAGCTGTTAGTCCATTACAGGTATATTCCGCTCCATCATTGTAACGAGAATTATCTCTCTGGATAAACCAATTAAAACCAAAAGGTATATCCTTGAATTCCAAAAACCAATGGCGGCTCATGTGCATTGTATGGTTCCGCTTAAAGATGGCACTTGACGATCTACTCATGTGATCTATCAACGAGTAACCCCAATTATCCAACTCTCTAGTTGCCCACTCGAAGAGTTCAATCTCTTCGGTAATTCTCTCACCTAGGAAATAGATCGGTTCACCTATATCTTTTCTGAAAGATGTTGGTGGTAGAAATATCTCCCTTGGCTCCTCAGGGGATTTTGGTGAGTTAGCCATCCTATCTCTCTCACACAAGATGGCAAATGCGATGGGTATACCTATTGGTATGGCCAATACTAAAAGTAAAGCTATAACTTCCATTACCCTTTCAACCTCTCCACTCCTCGTTGGAACTCCGTATCAACGCTAACCTCGAATCCATTACCTTTGTGAACAACACGAAAGATATCTGGCAGGTCATGCTTGTGTACGTGGTTCTGTAATTTATTTTCCGCTTGTGAGCGGGATGTACTGCCAGCGACCTTACTGGCAATTGTGTTGTAATGGTCATTGATACGTTTTAGATCCAAATTACACCTCGTACAGTAGTTTCAATTGGTTGGAATACTTAATGATTCGCTTGTTGTTACCTTCTTTCTGGCTTTGAGTAAGGTTCTTCATAGTGTCCTCACGTTTGACCATAAGAGCCATAGTATCTTTCTTGATACCTGAGATATACCTATCATAACTCTCATCCTTGTATTTTGTCAAGGTGATGATTGAACTCACTACGTTTCCCGGTAATCCAGCAATGACTAACTTATCCGCTGTCATATCGGTATCCTCTAAAACATCGTGAAGGATGGCTACAGCACAAACCTCATCTAAGATAACACCTGCAGGGTTGTAAGCTTTCGCGCTTCGCTTAATTCCTTCAAACACTTGAAGTAGGTGGTGGACATAGGGCTTAGTCCCATACATCTGATCACCATGAGAATCAACCGCAATCTTCCAAGCTAGTTGTGTACATCTCCCCATCATTCTTCACCTCCTAGGCCTTCAACAATACGAGCTACATCCGCAACGGTGGCACCCATCATGTTCTCTTCAAATCCATGAGGGATTTCAATTCCGTACTCTTCCTCTAGAGCCATAATCACCTCGATCAAATCTAGGCTGTCAGCACCTAGGTCTTCAACCAATCGATCAGTGTCTTTAATTTGATAACTTGTGATTCCTAACTGTTCGTAGATCACATTGACGTATTTAGGTCCATAATTGTATGAACGGATAATGTCTTCGGCGCGGTCTTCCAGCTCACCCATTGCTTCATCTGTGATGTACGAAACCTCATAGTTATCTAATCGGTTTACACAGAACTTAGCAATCTTCAGTAGAGCTTTTTGTAATAAATTCATTTGGGCCTCCTCTTTTTGATTTTCTGTAAGTATACACGTTTCTTTCTGTTTGTCAACAACTTCGTAATGTTCAGCTGTTGCGCCATTCAAACCTATAAGGTCAATCCTGCTAATCTTCATCCGTAAGGGCTCTCCCATTTCTTTTTACGTTTACCTTTCCCACGTTGGTATCCTCTTCGTGGTGACATATAAGTCTCCCCCGAGGATTTAAGTATTTCTGCACAGAGTTGACCCTGTGTTTTACTTGGCCCTCCGATATCATCATCGAAGATTAAAGCTTCGCACTCAAGTCCCTCTATGTGGGATTGGTCATCGATAACTTTAACATCATACCCTTCCTTTTCGAGCATATCAACAACAATGGTAGCTGATCTGCCCCCAGTGACTAAAACAAGAGTTTCTTTCTCTTCATTCATCTTCAAATCCCTCGCTCATACTTTTAAGCTTCATGAGGACTTTTGACTCAAGAGTTTTAACATCCTCATCAGTAACATAAGAATTATATTTACCGTAGTGCTGATTGAATCGATATCCACCCCTCAGTGCCCTCGGTTTGTGTTCTTCCTTACTGATGTGGTTGTCAACGTTTATCCCTAATGTACTCACACGTTCATCACCCTTGGTTATGGAGTAAACCATATAATCAGCATTTGAACTTCTTACGGCATAGGATCCAACACAGTGCCCCATGGAATCACCCTCCTCACGAATAGCTAGAGCATTATCTAAAAGGGTAGCTGTGTAGTCCTCATGCTCAACCTTTTTAACCTCCTCCGGTAGGAGTGTAGTCCAAGGGAAAACATCATCGGAGTAATGCCTCCTATGTATAGCTCGTGTAAACTCTTCGTGCTTTTCCGATATCCTACGATAAGACCATTTTGGATTAAAATCCTCCCCAAGTTGTACAGACATTCTCTGGGTATCCTTGTAGATGGTCATCATACGTAATCTTTCCGATCTCTGATCTAGGGTTGTGTGCCCTTTGTAGTTATTAAGGAACCAGTCGATGCTCTCCATATCTGGCTTCATCATGGGGTGGTTCTTATTAAATATCTGTCTTAATAATGTCGTGGGTATGTTAATATATTCCCCTACCTCACAAGTGTCTGCAATCGCTAATCGTTGGTTTCTCGATATTGAGTTATTGCACAACTTCTTCCAACCTTTCTTACTGAGTGAGTCCTTGAGTTGTTTAAGGTCATGATCTTGAAGGATAAAAGGGACTAAACTCTCCTGATTATCCTCCAGCGCTTGACTCACTTCATCTAATCTTTCCCACAGTGCTCTAACCAGATTAACATCCCAGCCACGTCTGTATCCAATCATACTGCAGTACTTCTCTACTAGAGGTCTAATAGGATCCACCCAAACCTCTAACATAGCTTTATTAAATCCATTAACTAAAGTTGATGGCTTTCTTCTTAGGATGCGGGCAGCAAAAATACAATGATCCTTAACCCTGAGGTTAAGTGAGGTAGGTAGCCCAACCTCTCTATAAAGGAACCCTCTCCAATCGGAGGGCTTCCAGAGGGAGAACTGGTCATAGTCTCTACCCATGAAGCGAACACCTCTCCCGGGGCCAATAGGATAGACATGGAAATCAATACCACGTAGGTTATAGCACTCTCTGTGTGGGATAGGCGGGCAATAGTGCCCCTTACTATTGAAATGGGTGTTACGTATCTGTACGTCACGTAGTGACTCCCTTATTGCGATACCGGGATCAAAAAGCGGCATTTCATGTACGGGTCTTGGCATATAGTCCTCCTTTAATTCTCATCAGGCAATAATGGCGCATCCTATGATAAAAGTCAATACCCTAAAACGAGAAAAGGCCCCGAAGGGCCTTAATGTTTAATCAGAGATTAGTAATCGAAACGCTTTTTGAATTCGTCTCGCATTTCTTTTGTCACGCGATCACCAGTCTCGCGGTAGACAGTTTCACCAGACTTAGATGAAGATGAGTGTGCATCCTTATCATTAACGTGAGTCTTAAGGACTTCCTTAAGAGTTCGAACCTTCTTGACTAACTTGTACAGCGCCTTAGCGAAGTAGTAGTTACCTGCTACAATAAGAACCACTAATAGGATATCAGCAAGGAATAGAGATACTGGATTAGTAAGATCAAGACCTTCCTCAGACATGAATACCCAGAAAGGTATGCTGATAATATTCATTAAGAACGTCAACATGAAGTAACCTATAGAGCTTACCTCGTCAATGTAGGTCTTACCGAAGAGTCGGAAAGTCCACTTATTATCAAAGTGGTTACTGCAGACGAAGAAAAGGCCCTTATAATCACCATCAGTAACTCCTCTTGTAAGTAACTCCGCTACGAGTGAGCTAATAAATAGCACTGCCATGGCAGGCCCTAAGAGCATAGATGCCAGTGTGATAAATGAAGCTAATAGTTCTGTAAACATATTTTATTTCTCCTTCAGTTGTGGGCGTTAGGATCATTAATATGATCCGTTAGATGATTTTTAATCTGTTTAACCTTTTTACCTGTAACGTAGGTTGTACGTAGGAAGAATAACACTACCCAGATGGCAAGGAATAATAACATAAGGCAGCCCATAGTTCCAGTGAAATTATTGAAAACAATATTCACACCGGCTTCCTGATTGGCCTTATGTACGCCTGTAAAATAGAGGGTGCAGATCATTACAGAGATGAGAATAGCCGCGCCCTGAAAATCAGTGAACATTTCAACATCTTTACCGAAAACCTTAATACCCTTAAACTTCTTAGATCCGTAACACTCAGTGTTGCATATAAATACCTCATCATAATCCCCTGCAGTTACATAACTAATTAGGAAATTAAGGGCATACATTACACCAACCACTAGTGGGATGGACACTGGTAAGAATAATACCACCATAAATAATATAGATCCAATATCTAACATCATACCCAACCCCACTTCTTCTTACGTGCTTGCCAGCGATCCTTCAGTTTAACGTAGGTTGTGTGCACCTTGTAAGAAACGTAAAGTACCACAGCTGCTAATAGAACCCATTTGAAAAACCAAAGTAGTTTGATCAGTACAGCAATCCCTAGGATAGTCATAAGGATCAGGAAATATTTAAGCTTACGCATATCTACCTCCTTAGTATTCAGTGTCAATAATTGGGCAGTTCTTCTCTTTGTGGGTTTTGTAAGCTAACTTAAAAGCTTCCCACTTAGAGTTAATCTTTTTGGCTACACCTGTCTGGCATACTGTTTTACCTGTTACTTCACCGACCTTACCTGCCAAAACTGGAGCTTTATCTCCGATGTAAGGTAAGGCGTACTCAGTACATAGGTACTTTAAGCCAACAAATAGGTAATTGGTAACTACAGCTATTAGCAGTAAGAGTGATAGACCCATACCTACAATGGCTAACTCAGCGGTTGGTAGAGTCCCTGTCAGGAATACCTGAGCCCATCCTAAGATGATTGAAATCAAGAAGTAGGATACTAGTGAAAATACCCCTCCTAGTGTCAAATACATCAGGAACGATCCCCACACTAGTCCACAGAATCCCATAGTCGAGTGGCTCATTGTGTACGTCCAAGCAGTCATACCATAAAAGTTACGATCTTTATACTTGAACTTATAGTCCTGCTCAACTAGTCGGACAATCTCCGATAGCCAGCAAAGACCAAAGATAAGAATTAAACCGAAAATTAAAATTGTTTCAGCCATATTTATTTCTCCTCTGTTATTTAAAACGGTTGGCCCCGAAGGGCCTATCAACTTACAGGTAGGAGTTTAACCGATCTCGGATCTCTTGTAAAGAAGTTTCTTTAACTAATTGTCCGTTTCGGAACACTTCTTTGAGTTCCCCGTGGGACTCCCCGTACCAATCTTGCTGATCATACATAACGTATTTGCCATTGTCAAGCTCTACACGCAATAAACCTTTAGCTGATTTCTTAACGCCAGAATCTGTTATCGGATCCTTGAACAACTCACGAGGCATCCCATCTACTTCAGCGTAGGTTGCCTTCATAGCAAATCCGAAGGTATCACGAGTCACGTACTGGTAAGTGTATGAACCAATACCGAATACAACGTTTCCAGATGCGAAACCTTTAGCTTCTAAACGCTCCATGATATCCTTGGCACGTTTTAAAGTGATAGAGTCGCCATAGATTAAACCAACTTTATCGTTAAGCATCTTGTAGCCTTTCTCTGTCTCAGTTCCACCGAATACTTCCCATAAGCACTCTACAGCACCTTTTTGTTGAGGTGTCAGTTCAACCTCTTCACAGGAATCAACTGACCATTCATCAGCAAAGTAGTATTGCTTATCGTAGCGGTTCCAGAAAATCTCTGCTACCAACTTATAGGTCTTGCCTTCGAACTTGAAGTATCCATACGGACTTTGATCACCCTGTTCACCGTGGCCTGCCTCTTCACGTTCTTTCTCAACCAGCTCGTCTAGGAACCAGTCCTCTGCCTCATCTAGATCAGAAACTCTTCCAGTGTAATCCTTAATCTCAATACCACAAAGAATATCAGCTGGATCACCACTGTCAGGACGGAACACCGTCTTGCATAAGCCCCACTCATCAGGTTGACGTGCTAGGATATCATCCTTAAGTTCAACCGTGTATTCAGTGATTACTTTGAAGAAATCCCAAGTGTCAGATACGATTGAGATAATACCTGTTGGGTAGTCATCTTTAATCAAACGCTTGAAGGTATTGATTTCAGTATCCTTCTGGCCAAGACACATAACCATGTGCTCAGTCGCTGGAACAGAACAACCAATCATTTCCTCGGATGAGTGAGCATTGTAGTATTGCTCCATGCGGTCAATAGCTGGAATAGTATCTGTACCGATAAAGCTTAACAGGTGACCACCACCAGCTGATGCTGCATCGTGACGACCAGACATTCCACGGAACGAGAAGTCATGACCTTGAACAGCTACAAACTCCTCAGGTGTGCCAGTCTTAACAGCGTATTCCATTAGAAGCTTCTTGTACTCAAACGCGATAGTCGCAGTTGTAGATGGCTTCCAAAGTTCACAGCTCAATAGTGTCTCCACATAGTTTGTTAGCCACGGGAAATCAGGGTGAGTGTTGTAGATTGTAAACGCTGGAACCTTAATAGGGACACGGGCACCCTCTGGTAGTGACTTAATCACTAGTGGCAGATAGCCAAGATCATGCAAAGCTTCAATGTGTTCTACGGTAACCTTGCCCGGGCCTAATGATGTGTCCATTCGGCGCTTGTAACGTTCAACGGCATACTCTTTAGGTGCGCCGAAGAAATCATTACGCCATTCCTTCATGAAGACTTCCTTTAAGAAGCCCTGAAGGCCAAACCATACGATGCAGTCATCATACTGGTCTCGAATAACTTGAGCCAAACGAGAACTACGTGGAGTAAAGTTCGAATAGATTAGATTCGTACCTTCTTCCATCATGGATCCGTGGCCAGTCTTATAAAAATCTGTTGAATTCAATGCTTGCATATTTCCTCCTTATAATACTTTTTCAATTTCCATTACTTGACAGCGGTGGATAATTCCACTCATCTTCTTGTAGAAGTTAACTGTAAGCAACTCCCCTTGCTCTGTCAAGGACATATATTTATCTTTTGCTCGTGGACAGCTTTTAATTGCACCCTTGAGGTTGTGCATCATCTCAGGTGACAGAACTGCAATGTCCTCCTCAATGGTCACCACACTCTCACGTTCAGGCGCGGGGACTTCTTCAGCAATCTGCTCCTCGTGAATCTCTTCAGGTGCAAGCTCCGGTTTATTTCCATTACCGTAACATACCTCATCGAAATCCTTTTTATAAAGCATCCTGTATGCATCTTTAATGGTGATCTTATACTTATTGCTTGCCTCCATTCGAGATGTTGATAAGGACACTAACTCTTTGAACTCACATAAAGACTTGTGACCATTTGTAGGTCTTACCTGACGGGAGTTTATAGCCTTGACTACCGACCTATTTAAATGATCTATATTAGGATGAGTGTCGAAGAAGGATGTCTTTAGGATTTCCTTCTCCTCTGGTGTGGCCTTACTGTATAGTCTCCAGCTTGAGTCATTACCACAACCCACAAGAGCAACTGCTAACATTAAAACTGTAATAATTTTCTTCATAATACACCCCCTTCATTTGTCCAATCATATCGGGCATAGACATTATCTACACCGTTATCGTATAGGTACTGCTTACCGTTTGCAAAGATCCCGTGGGTAACCCAAAGATTAACCTGCTTAGCATCTTTCTGCTTCAGCACCTTCGCCAACTCAGCAAATGTACGACCACCATCACAAATGTCATCAATGATCCACACATTCTTACCTTCAAGGCTATCGCAGTGTACACGAGTCTCTAATATTTGTCCAGTCTTTGTGCAACGAACTTTTGTGGCTTCGATCACATCTTTATTGAAGATCTTAGAGATTGAATGGATTTTCTTCAAAGCTCCACCATCTGGAGAGCACAATAGGGTATCATCTGAATGGAATCCATTGGCAAAAACATTCGAATTGGTGAAAATTGTGGACTGCTTGATATTAGTGCAGTTATCAATCAGTGCGGGTGCCACATCACTATGCGCGTCACTGATAAAAACGGAATCAAAGTTCATACCGTTAAGTATCCGCGCAAAGACTTTCAAGCTGAACGCCTCCCCGCACTCACATCGCCTATCCTGCCTTGCGTAAGGAACATAAGGTAAGACAAGCGATACTGGGATCTTATCGCAGTTAATACCATCAATAGCATCCTTTACTAGAGCTAATTGCATAATACCTGCAGAATCTCGGATGTATGCTTGGATCTCAGCATGGTACTCTATGTAGTTCGTAGATAATTTTACATGCTCCTCCCCTCCATTAAACGTGAGCATGTTGAAATCTACAAGCTTCCCGTCAATGTGTACCTTAAACTCACTTTTCATTTTGCCTCCCGTAATTCCTCTAAGATGTCAATGAACTTCTTAGGCTTATAATCAATGTTCTCCATAGATGCGTTGAAGTAACGTGAATCATCCAAGGTATTACTATGAACATACCCATGAATGTTAAACTTCCCACGTAACTCATCAGGATGGACTGGGCAATGAGTTAACCAGCAACCTTTACGTGACCACATAGAGTACACTTTACTGTAGGCTCCGCAATTTGTCAAGTACTTCATATCAATCCCACGTTCAGTGTCATGATTACCGCACACTAAGATCTTATTCCCTTCAAGGGACTTAACATCCTCAAGGCGCTCCTTTGTAAAGGCAACATCCCCGAGAAAGATAACAGTATCCCTCTTGGTGATAACTGAGCGGTAATTGTCGAGGATAAACTCATCATGTTCCTCTACCGTAGAGAACTGTGTTCGGAAATTACAAATGTTTTTGTGACCTAAGTGAAGGTCACTTAATACGTAGACTAGGCTCATTATTCCCTCCTGTAAGAGGCCCGGAGGCCTCGTTATCATTCACAAGCGATACACTCACCACTGCTAGCCTTTGCGGCCTTGCTCATACGCGAGTAATACACAGCTTTGATGTTCTTGTCAAGGAAAGCTTTCTGGAAAACTGAAGCAATGTATTCCTCAGATGCATCCGAAGAGAAAGCTAGGTTCAATGACTGCCACTGATCGATCTGTGTACGTGCAGATGCCAGATCAATTAAAGCTTCCTGAGGAACTTCAGGGAAAGTCCTAAAGACTGCCTTCTCATGTTCCGTTAACCAATCTACCTCTTGGACACTACCATCAGCATCACGAACTTCCTTGATGTGATCATTATTGTAGATCCCTTTCTCTTGCATTAACTCAATCAACGCTGGGTTAATACGGAGCATCTCACCTGCAGCTGTCCCTTGTGTGTAAGTGTTCTTAAACACTGGCTCAATCCCCTGACTAACAGAGCCACCCACTAATGCGGATGTTGTGTTAGGGGCGATAGCTAACAGTGTTGCATTACGAGCACCTAAACCTTCACAGCGTAATGGTTCGCCCTGAACCTCAGCTAACCACTCAGTTGCATAGTCAGCATTGGTACGGATCTTATTAAAGATCTTCGTATTCTCAAGGAAGCTCTGAACACTACCAAGAACAATACTCTTACGCTGCAAGTACGTGTGGAAACCCAGCGCCCCAAGACCTAATGCTCGGAAATCACGAGTGAAGTCCACTGCACGTCTTAACTCGTGCACATCTTTGGCCTTCTGAATGAAATCCTCAGCAACACAATCCAAGAATACAATAGATGTGAAGATGTCTTCAGGAGTCAACTCATCAAACATTGCAAGGTTCAGGCTCGATAGAACACACGTAAAGGTGTAGTCCTCATCCTGTGGCAACATGATCTCAGTACAAAGGTTACTTGCTCGAATAGGAGTCTTGTAACGCTTCAACGCTGGAGGTGCCAAGTGGTTAGCCTTATCAGGGAACATGAAGTAACCCTTACCAGTCATAGCCTTAACAAGCATCGTCTCTTGGAAACGATCAGTCATGTCAGGATCTGCTTGGTTCAGCTTATTGATATCCTCGTCATAGACATTCCACCCGATATTACAATCATCCGGGTTGTTCTTCAGGAACATAGCACTCTCGTAGAAATCGCCATGGGCCATCGGGATATAACCTGCCCATGCACCACGTCTTGCTCCGCCCTGTGACACCTTACCTGCCATTGTCACGAAGTCATCTAGGACTGGGAGAATACCCGATGCTTTTCCTTCGCCATTGCTGAACGGTGCTCCACGTTCACGGATATCTCCCAGATAACTCGAAATCCCAAAACCTGTCTGAGATAATTTAGCCCCTTCACCCAATCGCTCGTAGAAGCTAGAGATAGAATCTCCAACGTAACCACCAGAGCAACTAACTGAAAAGCCACGATCTGTCCCTGTGTTACAAGCCACAGGCGAGCTTGGTACAAGCTTTCCAGACCATAAAACATTAAAGAATGCTTTCTCCCACGTCATATCTGGATCTACCCAGAAAGGTGCAGGAGTCTTAGGTGCCCACTGTGCCAGTGTACGAGCAATACGCTCACAGTGGCCACGGTAACCTATCGATTGGTAAAGCATCTTCTCTTTGAAGGCTTGCCACCCCTGAGTAGTGAACCAATCAGGAAGATGACCTTCACTCTGGAGCTTCTTGCGCTCTTTACTTAATTCTTCCCACTGATCTGTCATACTTCCTCCTCAGGCAACTTCCAAACAAATGCTTTCTTATTCCACCCACGTTTGTACTCACTACCAACCTTCACAAAGAAGTCGTGGAACTGACTACCCGTGATGTTATCATAGAACCACTTACCGATTGGGTTGTACTTAGGTTTGTACACCTTCTCAAAACCTAACTGCTCAAGGCATAGGTCTAAACGAGACTCAACGAAGTGTTTTAACTGTGTGGCTGTTACGCCCGGGATGGTCCCCTTCTCGAAGATCATATCAATGATCTGAGATTCGTGATCTAGGATGGCATCCGTGATTTGCTTAAACTGTGACTCAAGATATACCCTATCGGCATCAGGTCTTTCAGCAAGCAAAGTCTTAAACGCCCATGCCCCACCCATCGAGTGGATGTTCTCATCCAGAACTGACTGGTTAATACCAGCAACCACATTGGTTAGTTTGTTCTTACCGTTAGCTTGGAAATGCTTAAGGAAAGCGAAGTTGCTATAAAGGATAGCCCCTTCAACGATACTGAAAGCACCAAGAGAAATAAGATCATCCTCGTGGCACACAACTTCCTCAATGAAATCCATACGAGCCTTAAGCACTGGATCATTCACATAGTCTGTGTAGAACTCATCGGTTGATAGTCCTAGAAGGTTGTTAATCTCATTGTAGAACTTAGCGTGACTGTTCAGCTCGATATTACTAAAGGCTGATGCCATACGCTGGAACTCAGGTCGTGGGAACATACGTTTAAAACGACCACCCCAATATTCACTACCAGCAACCACCTCATAGTGGGTGAATAGCTTAAGTGTTGTGATAACTCCATGCAACTCTGCCTCACTGAATTCTGTGTGAAGCTCATGGATGTCCTTCTCTACGTTGTACTCAGTCCAAGGCCAGAAGTTCTCATTCTGCAGGTCTGCAAAATCCTCTGCCCCCGGATAGAGTGTTACGTAGGAATCAGTTTTCTCTTGACAAATTGGAACTACTCTTGTCATTTTACTCCTCTTATTTATGCCCGTTCGGGTCGTTAATGTGATTCTGTAATTTATTCTTCAATTCCTTGGTTGCCTTAGCCAACCGGACTATTGCCCTCGCTGAAAAAATAAATGCCGTATATGCTAGTAATACAGATATAGGGTAAGCTACCCAGTCAAACACGCCACCAGTGCCCACTATGAACTCGTAAGGAGTTCCATCAAACTCTAATAAATACAATGGAAGTCCAAGGAGAACACATGCTAGGCACGCTATTAAGGTTAGCGTAGAGAGTGCCTGCATACCTATATTACTCTCACAGATATCTATCACCTTTTCTGGCCATTCAGCTGCAAACTCAGGGTAAACATCATCATTGATGAAATCCACAGTCCAGTTCCATCCACAACTTATCAAGACACACACCAGAAAGATGGCAGGGGATAGCGCCCAAGTAAGTACTGCCAACCCCATTATAAAGTCACTCATTCTTTTCCTCCTTTAAATTTAACGTGCGTAGTATACACACTTTTAGTCAAATGTCAAGCATTTTCCCATGTTGGGCAATAAACATGCCTACCATTCCTCCCGTTTTGGGATTTCCCAACCACCTTCCGCGCTATCCTCATGAAGTCCTCCTCTTTCGTATACCTCGTGATGTGAACATACACACCAGCACACTGGAAGGTAACCCTCCGGCAAGTCTTAAAGGCTATGTTATGGGCATCCTTAAGGGCATCATACAGGGCAGATACATTAACCTCCCCAAGATCTATGTGATGGAAAACCTTATTATAAAGTACACTCATGCTTTCAAGTACCACCCATCAGGAAAACGAACACAGTGCTCACGGGTGAACTCCCGCCAAGGGTCACAAGGGAGACAGACATTATGACCTGTCTCTGTGCACACCCCATGGGAGACTACCATATCTCCTTTCCTAGCTATAACCTTCCGTGGGTCTGGAGTTCCGTTGGTGTACCCATATTCATCTTTCTCATAGGTGTAAGGTATCACTTGTATCATCCGTCAAACTCCACAAGTGTATGATCAAGCCCTTCAAGTTCCTCATCTATAATCTTAGATATGATATCCCAGTCGCCACCAGCAAGGCCAGCACCTATCTTAGGGTAGCCTATACGGAAAGGTATATACCCTCCCCCAAACCTATTAGCTACCTTCCTAAATACTGCTCTAACAGCATCATAGTCAACCTTCCGGGAGTCTGTCCCGTAGCGAAGCTGGGTATAGGCATTAATAACCGTAAAGACTGGTAAACCAAAGTCATCTAAGGCATGGGCGAATGTAAAGCCGCCCAATTTAGATGCATCCCCTACCGAAGTTTCATTATCAGCCTCCACAGCCTCTGGAATGCGTTCAGCAATCTCTCTAGCTATACCACTCTTCATCCGGCACTGGCAATTACAACCGTGAATGATCACATCGAAGTCGCCATTGAAGGCCATATCGATTAGGTTACCTTTAACTATTTTCACTTAATAAACCCTCCTCTTAGTTTTCTCTAGGCTACCACAGGATACTACTCACTGTCAACAACACATTCACTACTAACCTCAACATCAATCTTAAGGGTTAGATTGTAAGGGATCTCCTCACAACATTCCTCACAGCAAGCCGCATCTTCCACAACCTTGTTTGCCACCGGGTAAGATAGATAGCGATCTTCTAGATCCACCCCATTTATGTACCCACATGAGGGACACTCAAGATTGAACTTAAAGGGTATGTAGAATCTCTTAACCTCTACGTGGAACTCCCCAACACTCTCTTTACTCATAATACCTCCTAAAATTTAATGATTAGACCAGCTCCGGTCAATATATGGGGGATTACTATAAACCTAACCGCCGCCTTATCGTTCCCCACGGTATAGGTTGGGAATGCGAATACAACCAAGCTACCTATTTTATGCATCTTTTTAGGATACCCACTAACAATGGTTGCATCGACACCCCACCTGTCCGTTATCTGGTAGGATCCCCCTACGTAGAACGACCTCCGACAATGGGTATTCCTATAGGTTCCCATTATCGAGTACTCGTATTTGATACCAATTAGATCATGACTCTCGTTGAGACACCCATCCTCATTAGGGGATCTGTCAACATGGTATGTCTTCAGTCCTAGGTGAAGCTCAAAGTTGTCATCTGATGCAAATAAATTGCTTGACATTATCAATAATAGTACTATAATAGCTGTTCTCATTCCAATCCTCCTCTTAGTTAGGAGGTAAGAGACTAACAGATAACCCAGTAGATGTCAAGACTTGACACGGAGGATAAAGCCATGTAACATGCTCACATCGAATTAATTTTGAATTATTTTCAATTTAGGGGTTGACAAATCCTAGTTTGTATGCTATAATGGTATACACTTATGGGTTATTACTTAAAGGCTCTCCATTTAAGGATGACTATTTAGACTAAGCTTAATTCACTTAATCAATCACAAATGATCGATCAAATAGGTTAAACCTTAAGGGTTGTTACCTTTAAGTTATTGATTTGAATAGATTATTAATTGAATTAGTTATATAGACTTAAGGGTTTAACCCATAAGGTAGATCCTATTAGGATAGCTAATAGCTCCGCAAGGATTACTAATGGTTATACCTTATAGTAAGACCTTCCCCGGAGGGGATCCCTATTGGTGGGGAAAGAAGGCGAAAGCCTTATATGAAGGAAAAGTGAAATTATTTTCAATTTAGGGGTTGACAAATCCAAAAATTGTGATATACTTAATATATATATCTTCGGAAATCTTAGAGGGTTTAGGAATATATCCAGAACAGCTGGGTCTATCCTTAAGCCTTTGAGGGCTAAAGAGTACCCTCCTCTGTAATGTTTATTCTTGAACATTGCTTTCGGTGGGCGCAAAGCCCACCAGTTTTTCAGGGGAGAAGATTTATTGGCATATGCGCTACTAGGTAGGCGACCTGACTGTTAATCAGACGTATGCTGGTTCGAGTCCAGCTATGCCAGCCAAATATTCCTAATATGTATAAAAAGATATATTAGGGCTATAATCATAGATAATAGGTTTATTTATGCATATTACAATCAGACGGAGGATAAATTATGTCAAGACCATACCAAAAAGAATTTGAGTACATATTCCTTTCCCATTCTTGGGGAGATAAATCTAACGCTGGCGTTAACTATCGACGTAAGCCGAAGGATACAACCAAGAAGAAAGGGAAGTCTGAATAGAGATTTCAGGAAGATTGGCAGAGTGGTAACGCAGCTCCCTGCTAAGGAGTACATCGGAAACGGTGCATAGGTTCGAATCCTATATCTTCCGCCAAATTAATTTAAAAAGTGCTTGACTTTTACATCAAAGTATGTATAATGGGCACCAAGATAAAGATTTAAAGGTTCCTTGCAGCAACAATAATGCTAATGGATACTGTTGGTCGCTGGTTCGAGTCCAGCCCCCTTGACCACTTAAACTTACATTGACAAGGGGTAGCTCAGTTGGTAGAGCAGCAGACGCAAACAACAGGAACCTGAAACAATTTAAAGGCTAACTACAGCAAACATAACTTTAGAGGTTCGATTCCTTTATTTCCAGCCAACTTTGGAGATTGCAATGGTGCAAACAAATTAGCCTGACTTAATTATCCACTATAGGTCTTCCCACGAGGGCTTATACTAGATAAATACTTAAAGGGCAACTACAGCAATACCCAAAACATTTGACTTTTAATCAAACTACGTTTAGGATTTGCCCTGATACAATTTAGAACTAATGAGCAACTTCAGCAAAAATACTATTTTCAAAACTATTGGAAGCCTTGAAAAGCAAAAATTGCTCAGAACCTATTGACAACCAACACAAAATGTGTTACCATATAAACTCAATATAAATAGGAGGGTCAATCATGACATCATTAATGGAGGCCTTTAATACAGAAGGCCGCACAGCCAACGGTGGCAAAACTAACCTATCTTCAATGGATCCATGTGTAGATCTATTTGGAGCAGTGGGTGCCTCTCGTGGTAAGAATATCGTAAATCTTATGTCTTCAGCCTACAACGCTGGCGACAAGGATTTAGCAACCCGAATCATGCTATGGGCACGAGACGTTCGTGGTGGAGCTGGTGAACGCCAACTTTTCCGTGATTTCCTAGTGTACCTAGACAAGACAGATCCTTCGCAGGTTCTACGCTTCATGCATTTGATTCCTGAGGTTGGTCGTTGGGATGACCTATTGGTCTTCACCAACCAAAAGACAAAGTATGCTGCATACGAGATGATCCGTACAGCATTAGAGGCTAAAGATGGTCTGTGTGCCAAGTGGATGCCTCGTCAGAAGAAAATTGCTAACGGGCTTCGTAAGCACGTTCAGGAAGTTACAGGTCGATACATCACACCTAAGATGTGGCGTGTAGCCCTTAAGAACTTGTCTGATACAGTTGAGCAGAAGTTATCAGCTAAGGATTTCGATTCTATCGATTTCTCGAAGCTACCTTCAGTTGCTTCAGCACGTTATCAGAAAGCATTCTTACGTAACTGCGAAGATCGTTACCGTGCATACTTAGATGCATTGACTAGCAAAGATCCTGAAATTGCTAAGTCAGTTAAGATCAACGCTGGAGCTGTTTACCCATACGATATCATGAAGTCTATGGTACGTGGTGAGTCACAAGCGGCTAATGCTCAGTGGGATGCTTTACCAGATTACCTAGGAGGTTCTGATGAACGAATCCTACCAATGGTAGATGTGAGTGGATCTATGGGTTGCTCTGCAGGCGGAAGCGGTACTGTTACCTGTATGGATGTAGCTGTGAGCTTAGGCTTATACATCTCAGAACGACTTGAAGGTAAGTTTAAGGATACATTCTTAACGTTCTCTGGCAGCCCACAACTCGTTAAGTTGAACGGGAGCCTGTATGATCGTATGCTTCAGTGCAAACGTTCTGGTTGGGGTATGAATACTGATATCGCCAAAGCGTTCCAAACAGTGCTTGACAACGCAGTACGAGCAGGAGTTCCTCAAGAGGAAATGCCAACTAAGATCTTGATCTTAAGTGACATGGAGTTTGACTCATGTACAGGTGGCAACTCTTACGGATACGGTGGTCGTCACGATGCTGGCAAGTGGAATAAGACAGCCTTACAGTACGCAAGTAGTGCATACCAAGAAGCTGGATATGAACTACCTGATATCATCTTCTGGAACATTAAAGCTCGTGAGGGTAACAGCTCTGTGACTGTTAATGACAAAGGGGCTGCACTAGTAAGTGGTTTCTCACCAGCTATCATGCGTTCAATCTTGTCTTGCAAGAACGTAACGCCAATTGATATGATGTTGGAGACAGTTAACAAAGAACGTTATTCGTTCTAGTCCCATACTGGGACTTATGAGACCCTTCTTGGGTCTCTTTAAAAGCATCTAAGCTAACGGGTTTAGTCCTTGGCCTTCCAAGCCATAGTGAGTAGGGTTCGATTCCCTCTAGATGCTCCAAGCTCCTGTGGTGGAATTGGTAGACGCGCTGGGTTTAGATTCCAGTACCTTCGGGTGTGAGAGTTCGAGTCTCTCTGGGAGCACCAAAAGTTAAGAATTCGAGGAGGATTGTATGGAAATAAAATCAGTTAAGTCCACAACTCTTACACAGGGAGATGTGATTGAATTAATTAAAAATGACTTTGCCACTAAGGCACAGGTTCCATACAGTTCTGTAGAGGTTGATATTAAGTTCAGGGAAGCCGATAAAGGCCCGAAAGATCCCTTTGATTATAGTGGATACTCTCCAACTAAGATCAAGTCCGTAGAGGTCTGGTCTAACTGGCAACAAACCAATGTTGTCTCCAGAAGTTAAATGTCATGTGGCAGAATGGTTTATGCGCTTCCCTCATAAGGAAGAGGATAGTGGTTCAATTCCACTCATGACAACCAATGGGCCAATAGCTTAATAGGTTAAAGCCACCGTCTCATAAACGGTAGAAGGAGCTGTTCGAATCAGCCTTGGCCTACCATTTAAAATTTAGGAAGTGTAAGCCAAAAGAGTCTGGGTACTGGCAGCGGTCTTGAAAACCGTCGATCCTTGAAAGGGTGTTAGAGTTCGAATCTCTACGCTTCCGCCAAAGTTTATGTCCAGTTGGCAGAGTGACTATGCGCTTGGCTGCAACCCTTGAGAGATAGGTTAAAATCCTATACTGGACTCCAAACAGTTTTATCGGGGTGTAGCTTAGCTGGCCTAAAGCATCGGGTTTTGATCCCGTGATCGCACGTTCGAATCGTGTCACCCCTGCCATATTTGTCTGGTGATAAGTGAAGGTCTTATGAAGATAACGGTGAGACACTTACATACTGTAAAGGTGCCTTCCACCAGACATTTAGATGCCACCGTGAGGTGAGGTTATGCGGGACGATCCCTATGTGCATCCATAGGCCCGCTCCATAAAGAATAATGCTGGGTTAGCTCAAAAGTAGAGCACACCGCTGATAACGGTGCGACGGTGGAGCGTTACCATCACCTAGTACCAATAATTAACACGGCTCCCGCCTCTTAGTTTTAAACTTACGTGGGAGTTCTTATTTAGAGCTTATAGGTGTGGCCTTGGCAGAGTGGTCAATTGCATCAGATTGTGAGTCTGGTATGTCCTCGGTTCGAATCCGTGAGGCCACCCCTATAAGTTTTAATGCCTGACTAGTTAAATGGTATAACGGCTGTTTTGTAATCAGCTATTCGCAGTTCGATTCTGTGGTTAGGCACCATATTTTGTATCCTTAGCTCAGCAGGTAGAGCACTAGATTGAAGATCTGGGTTGCGTTGGTTCGATTCCATCAGGGTACACCAAATTCAGGGGGTGAGTTAATGGTATTCGGCAGGACTCCAAATCCTTGCAATGGCAGTTCAAATCTGTCCCCCTTGGCCAATTTATTTTAAATTAATACTTGACAAATCCAGAAATCGTGTTATACTGGATATATAAAGTCAAGAAAGCAACTAAGGGAGGTTGTTATGAAACACACAAAACGCAACCTCGTTGCTAAACATGTAGGTTCTTTTAACCGCTCAGCAGTCCATGTTGACCGTAAGAAGGCCTCAAAGAGTGGCGAGGTAAAACACAAGAAGCGTCGTGATGACGTAGATATTTGAATGGGGTTATAATTCAATGGTAGAATATTCGGCTTTTAACCGATCAATCAGAGTTCGAATCTCTGTAGCCCCACCAAGTTGTTTACACGAGTATTCTTAAGCATAGCTGAGGTTATCCTTAAGAGTATTTACGCTTACTTAGCTCAGTTGGGAGAGCACTGTTCTTACACATCAGATGTCCATGGTTCGATTCCATGAGTAAGCACCAAGAATTTAATTCCCCGGCACTGGATGGTATAGGTCTACGAAGCTGAAAACTAGAGGTTCAAATCCTCTACGGGGAGCCAAAGAACAATATCGCTGTAGTTTAACTGGTTAAAACACAAGCCTTTCAAGTTTGCGTTCGGAGTTCGAGCCTCCGTAGCGATACCAAATAATACGGCTATAGTATAAGGGATAGTACATGGGATTTCTACTCCTTTGGTCTGGGTTCGAGTCCTAGTAGCCGTGCCATATCCGGGGATAGTCATGGATGCTGAGGAAGGCTTGCACCTTTTCGAGTAGAGTTCGATTCTCTATGTCTCCACCAAAATTTAGGTTTCATAGTTTCAAATGGATAAAACACAGGACTGTCAATCCTGAGTTCCGAGTTCGATCCTCGGTGAGACCGCCATATTATCGGAAATTAGCGCAGTCTGGTAGCGCACATGCTTTGGGAGCATGGGGTCAAAGGTTCGAATCCTTTATTTCCGACCAATTTTAAATTATTTCTACCTTAGGGGGTTGACAAATCCAGAAAGTATGGTATACTTAATATATAAGGTTAAGAAATTAAGGGGACGCTGGGCACTGGAGAGCCCACCTCGCTGTAAACGAGACGCTACCACACTGTGTAGGTTCGACTCCTACCGGCCCCACCAATTAACGGGATTAAATGGACAGGTGTTGATCAGCCTGATGATGTTCGATTCATCAGTCCCGACCATATTTGGAGACTGACACACAGGCCCCCCGCCTAGTTTAATCTAGCAGGTCGGTCTCCAACCTATTTGATGCGGTATAGAGAAGTGGTCATCTCGACAGGCTCATTACCTGTAGATCGTTGGTTCGAATCCAGCTACCGCTACCAGATCTTAGTAACCTTCTAACTAAGGAGGTGATCGATCTCGCGCTACAGCGTTACGTAGCTCGCTACAGTCATCTGTGAAGATCGCTAAGGCAACCATGGAGAAGTTAATGTCGGATGATAAATCCAAGAAAGGTTTTGCCTCAAATCCCGATGGGATTAATAGACGAGGTAGACCACTAGGCAGCAAGAACAAGCTCCCATCAGACCCCGCTCTGAAAGAACTCTTAAAGAAAAACGCTCCTGAAGCCATTCAAAAGCTCGTCTCATTGATGAGGAATGCTGACAAGGAGGAGACCCAGCTTAAAGCTTCTATTAAACTTATAGATATGACATATACAGTCGTTCTGAACGATGAGAAGCAAAATGGTATCCAGAAGGCCCCACCTGAGGAAAGCTCAGACAAGAAGCCAACTGGTAAAGTCATCTCACTGAGTATGACCTAGGGTTAGTTTTCTTAGAAGTCTGAGGAGAGGTAGCTGACTGCATAAGCAGCCCTGCAGCTACGTTTATGGGGCATGGAAGAGTGGCCATCATAAAATTCAAAACACGAAAGGGAGTCCTTCATTGAGGGTCTCCCTTTTTGCATTTCTAAATATCATATCAAATATCATACCAAAATGTCAAACAAAATCAAATACATAGTTAAGCTTAAAGGGCTTAACCCTATGACTGTTGAAGCAGAACGTGCCCAAGCAGACGGAGCACTGATCCACTTTACTAACGCACCTAATGAAGAAGGTAAGTGTGCATCACTTCTAGCAGTTAATGTCGAATCCCTAGAATACTTCGGCCCAGAAGGGCACTTCGAGGTAGCAAACAAGAGGTAACCTAGATGTCTGAAGAAGTTCAAACGTTGGGCCCAGCCTCAGCCAAGCAAGAAATGATTTTAAACAGTGACGCTCAGATATGTATTATCGGCGGAGCTGCAGGATCGGGGAAATCCTACCTTCTCCAAATGTTACCCCTGAGGTATATAGATGATAGTAAAACAACTATCATCATGTTTAGGCGAACCACCCCCCAGATAAAGGGGCAGGGCGGTATATTCGATACCGCTTTCAATATGTACAATGAGTTAGATGACTCTATTAGGCCAACTTTCAGGTCGAATGACCTAACTTGTCGTTTTCCAAGTGGCGCTTCTATGAAGTGGCAGCATAAGATTAATGTGCCTTCACATAGTAATATGTGTCGAAAACTTATTTAATTGCTGGGAAGTCTCATATTTGTGAGATTATCAGCAGCGAAGTACTAATCAAGATAAACTGAAACAAATGGAGTAAGTTATGAAAAACCTAGAACATATAGGATACCCAGAGTATTGCGTAACTAGTGATGGTAAGGTGTTCTCAATATTGTCCAATAGATTTCTAACGTTACATCTAAAAAGTGACGGATACGTAACTGTTGGATTGAAAAGGAAAACATTCTATGTTCATCGACTAGTGATTCTAGCCTATAGTCCCGTAGATGATTATGAGAGTCTTCAAGTCAATCACAAAGATGGTGACAAATCTAATAATAGATGGTCTAATCTTGAGTGGTCAACCCCCCAAGAAAACAGCCTACATGCAGTAAGAACAGGACTAAATCCAAAAAGAAACTTGACGGATGAACAAGTCCACTCAATCTGCAAGATGTTGGAAGATGGGGTTAAGACTAGTGAAATAGCGGAAGTGTTCAACTGCCCCACAAGTACCGTAGGTGCAATAAAGAGCGGGCAGAACTTTAAGTATATCTCACAAGAGTATAACTGGAGTTCCCGTAGTAGATCTAAGAGCCTGACGATTACGAAGGTTAACGCTATATGCAAAAAGTTCTCTGAGGGTTTTTCAACAAAGGAAGTAGCTACTCTGTTTAACTGCAGATATGCAGTGGTTTCAGATATAAGAGCGAGAAGAACGTTTAAGCACTTCACATCCCACCTTGATTGGTAAACGTTCAACGACTATCCCGTAAGGGAGTACACCACAAGCTTATGGTGGTGGAAAAGGTAAGAGTCCTATATTGGGATTATGATATAGTCTAATCTACACGGTGACGTGTAGCAGCCCTACAATGGGCGGCATATAGGGTTGCGCCTATGTGTGAATATAATGATGGAATACGAAAAAGATAAGCTAAATATTCAGGGTCTCCAGTATACCTTTATAGGTGTAGATGAGGCTTGCCAGTTCGAATGGTCACAGCTTGAATATATGATGTCTCGTCTCCGTTCAGAATCTGAATATCCTTCCCGTATGGTTATGTCATGTAACCCTGATAGTGATCATAAGATCAGAGAGTTGATCGATTGGCACCTTGATGATGAAGGTTATCCGATTCCTGAGAGGGATGGTGTAGTTCGTTATTTTATCAGACGTGAAGGTGACTTCTTTTGGGGTGAGACCCGTCAGGAGTTAGCTGAAAGGTTTGATATACCTGAAGAGGATTGGGAAGCAGCTATCCTTAGTTTCACATTCATCTCTGCGACTATCTACGATAATCCGCCGATGATGAAGAACAACCCTGAGTACAAAGCTTTCCTAGAAGGTCTAGGCCCTGTAGATAAAGCTCAGCTACTTCATGGTAACTGGAACGTAAGAGCTGAAGGAGCTAATTACTTCAGACGTGAGAACATGGTTAAAGTCCCTAACATTCCTTTCAATGCCGTATGGGCACGAGGATGGGATAAGGCTTCACAAGAACCTACCACTCAAGAGAAACATCCTGACTTCACAGCTTGTGCTAAATTAGGTAAATGCCCTGATGGGTTCTACTACTTAGTTGGTGACCACGTTGAATCTAACACTGAGAAGGGTCGTGAAGAGTATGGAAGATTCAGAAAGCGCCCCGGTGAGAGGGATAAGATCATAGCTCAGCAAGGCCATTACGATGGTGAAGATTGTGCTATAGTCCTTCCGATTGACCCCGGTGCAGCTGGTAAGGTTGAGTTCGCAGAGTCTGCTAAGAAACTCCTAGCTGAGGGTTTAAGACCTAAACAAGATCCAGTCCCTAATACCCAAAACAAACTATCAAGGTTTGAGCCTTTCGCAAGTGCTGTTGAGGCTGGGTTGGTTCGTGTAGTTGAAAGCACCTTTAAGAACAAACAATCCCTCAATAAGCTCTACGATGAGCTTGAGAAGTTTGACGGTGAACGAAGTACGCGCACTAAGAAAGATGATTGGGTGGATGCTATGGCTAGTGCATTCAATTACCTGACACAGGCCCGGAGTATACGGGTTGTTAAACGAAATCAAAAACGAAGTGACACCTATGCTAAGGATGTTATTTCTAAGAACAAAGTTGAGAGGAGCTAAGTATGAGTAAACCTACTCGTTTAGTTATTGAAAATAAAGGCGTTGGTGCTATCCATGAACGTCAGTTCTTTCTAGATATTCAAGCCGCTATCCTTGATGGGTACCGTATTAGTGAGAGCACAAAACGTATCGATGCAACTATGAGAAACTACATGGGGTTCATGGGCAGGGCTGTTCTAGTTCTTCCTGAAGATGCTCAAGTAGAAGAGACTTCCGTGGAAACACCTGAAGTTGAGACTCCTGTAGCTGAGGCTCCCTCAGTTGAAGAGAAAGTCGAAGAAGTGGTTGAGGCCCCTGCAGAGGAAGCACCCCAGTCTAAACTAGGCTCCCTTAAGAAGAAGGATGATCTTCTAGCCTATGCCGAGGAGCTGGGTGTAGAGGTTCCTGAGAATGTTAAGGCCCCGATGAAGATCAAAAAGATCATCAGAGAGTCTGGTAAAGTTTAATAAGAGGTAGCTGATGTCAGAAGATATCAATAAAGCTGAAACCTCTGGAAGCAAAACTGTGGTTAGGCCTATCACCAATCGTGAGAAAGGCCAGCCACGAATAGTAACAAGTGGTAGGTTCATTCAGGATACACGTAGAACTGAACTTACTATGCCACGTAGACTCTGTACTTTCGATAATATGATGGCTGACGATGCAGTGTTTAACTCTGTAGACGTTACTAATCTACCAGTGCTTATGGCACTCTCAGGTGGGAAGTTTGTTTCCAATAGTGGATCAGCAATAAGTGAGGAAGTTGCTAAGTTCCTTAACTACAATATTCGCAATTTGAGTTCTGGCACTTGGCTTCAGGCTATTAATAACCTAAACACAGATATCGTTTACGGTTTCTCCCTTCTGAATATTGTTACAGAAAAACGTAACTCAGGGCCTTACAAAGGCTTCAGAGTTCTTAAGAAATTAGCACCAAGAGATCAGAAGTCCGTTTACGGATGGGTCTGGGATAAAGAGTTTCGTGAGGTTATCGGTTTTGTTCAAAAGCCAAACCTTAAGAAAAATAGAAATCCTAAGATGACTGATTTCGCTCAGGGATTAACAAGCTTAGATACAGCAGCCCTGCAGCAAGCTAATTACCCATTTATCAAGTCAGAACAATTACTCCACAGCGTTTACAATCCTACCAATAATAACCCTCAAGGTGATTCTCCCCTTATGCATTGCTACGATGCTTGGTTAGAGAAGAAGCTTATTGAGAAGTATGAAGTTGTAGGTGTCAGTAAAGACCTCGGTGGTGCTCTAGTGCTTAGAGTTCCTTCCCAGCTGATTGAGAGAGCTAATGACCCGGGCACATATCCTGATGAGGCAGCTGAGTATACAGCCCTTCAAGAGGATGCTGCAGCGTTACACGCTGGTGAGTCAAGCTATATAGTTCTGTCATCTGATGTAGATCCTACAACCAAAACCCAAGACTACGATATTCAATTCAAAGGTATCGACGGTGGTGGTAAGCAGTACAAAACATCAGATATCATTGATCAAAAACGTAAAAGTATTTACAACGTATTTGGATCTGGGTTCCTACTATTAGGTCAGGACTCTACAGGTTCTTATGCGCTTAGTACTAGTCAGACATCCACACACGCTATGTACGTTCAACGCAACGTATTGTGGAAGACAGATCTGATTAACAACCAACTTGTTCCTACAATCCTAGAAGCCAACAACATTAAGCTTGATTGGGAAGACATGCCAGTATTTGAGCCTGTGGATCCTGATGAGTTTGATCTTGACGTTCTTTCTAAAGCTGTTCAAAGAATGAAGTCTGTTGGAGGTCTTACTAAAGAGGCTCTTACATCTCTTTATGAAAAGGCTGGCTTACCAACGGATGGTATTGATGAGTTAACTTTTGATGACGGTGATACAAGCCGTGGTGGAGAGAGTGGTGGTACATCTGGTACGGGTAATACTCAATCAGGTGGTGCATCAAGCTCGACCAACTCAGAGAATGGTGGCGTAGCTAAGAGTCTTGTTCTTGATAGAGAAGAAGATGGAATTATGTTTGCTATCGATCCTGAGAGTGGTGAAACGATTGCCATATCATTAGAGGACTAACTATGGCTAAGACAAAGAAGATTGGTTCTGGTGAATCATTACCAGCTTCTGATTTTGCTTATGTGGGGGATCCTTCAAAGACCTCCACTTGGAAATTTCCAATCCATGATAAATCTCATGTGCAAAATGCAGTTGCTAGATTCAATCAGACAGACCTAAGTGGTTCAGCTAAAGCTACAGCTAAGCGAAAGATTAGAGCTGCTTATAAAAAGTTCTTCCCTAGCAATGAGCTACCAGACGTTATTAAGTCTGTAGATTCAGATGTTGAGAAGAATACAGATAATGATAAGAGAAGCATTATCTCAAGTGCTATTCGCTCAGAATACCCTGAGGTTTATCCTTACCTTATGGATACCGATGACAGTTATGTTTACTTCGAGATCTATACTGATGAAGGATATAAGACTTTCCGAGTTAATTATACTTACTCTGGAGTGTCTGCAGAGATCACAGGTAACCCAGAAGAAGTTGTAAGACTTACTGAGTATCGAGTTGTAGAAGAAGAGAATGACCTGACTACTGAGAAAGGCCTTCTTAATTTCTTCAACAAACACTTCGGTGGAACTAATGATTCAGGTAAGACTGTAATCAAACAGTTCAAAGAAGAGGAAATGATAGCTATCGAAAAACTTTACATCCATCCTGATGATGTTGATGGAGTTGGAGATACTATTTCCCTAGAAGATACAGTTGCTATGGTTAATAGTTTAAACAAAGCTATTAAATCCGAAACTCTTCAACATGGACTATTCCATAAGCATAAGACAGACGCTTTCTCTGTTGTCAAGGCTTGGGTCGCTGAGGAGGATTGCACTATTGGTGAGACTGATATCCGTGAAGGCCAACCACTTATCGAAGTTAAATTCCATAACGAAACTGCTTGGGAACTACGTAAGAGTGGAGAGCTTGCTGGAATCAGTATCGGAGCTAAGGCTACTGAGATTGAGGAGTTAACTGATGTCTAATTTACTATCAAGCGCAGTTGAGAAACCTAAGGCAAAGAGAGTACTTAAAGGTGTTCACTTTGACTTTAAAGGTGCAGAAATTACCTATACCGATTGGTCACAGGGTGGAGCTTGCAGCTTAGAGAATGATATGGTTCTTGCTAAAGCAAAGAATGATAAGAAGCCTCTAACAAAAGAGCAACAAGCTATTCTAGATCAAATCGGAGAAGAACATACTGCTTTAGATAAGTCTAAAGCGGATGCAACAAACACCCCCTCTTCCCCTGCTACGGGTGATGACATCGGGGGAGAGACAAATGATAAAGGAACGGATGATATGTCTGATCAAATCGTAAAAGACCTACAAGCTGAAATCGCAGCTCTTAGACATGAGAATGCTGTTGAGAAGGCTAAAGGCACTCTTGCTGGTTACGGCTTTGAAGCTGAACTAACTGGTGAGGTTGCTGACGTACTTGCTGGTATTGAAGCTTCTGAAACTATCGTTAAAGCTTTTGACGCTCTAGTAGCTCAAGCTGAAGCTAAAGTTGAGAAGGCTGTAGAGAAAGCAAATCAAGAAGCTAAAGACAGCAAAGAAACAGCTGACACTGATCTTCAAAAAGCTCTTGACGCTGAAGCTGGTGAAGGTGGTGAACCTGAAGCTGATAACGTTGAGAAAAGCCTGATTGACAAAATCATGGAACAACAAGACCTACAAAAAGGAGCTAAATAATGCCTGTTAATGATACTGGTCGTAAGTATTTTACAGATGTTGTTAAAGGCGTAAATACCTTTGAGAACACTAACGCTATGCAATTTAACTTTGCTAGCATTACCCCTGCTATTGCAGCTACAACTGTTCAGCCAATGGGTATCCCATTGATCTATAACGGTACAGCTGGAGCTTGGCAGATTGCTGCTGACACTAACATTGGTGAAATCGGTAGTACTGGTTCTGGCCTACCGAACGATGGCTCTGTAGCTATTATCGTTGGTACAGCATTCGGTGCTGGTTTCAACAACCGTGATGTAGACCTAGCTACTGAAGATGTAACTGTATTCTTCCGTGGTGCAAACAACGCTGGTGTTGTTCGTGATGGAATTGACTACACAGGTGCTACTATCAGTGCCCCTAACCAAGCTATCTATGAGGAAGCTCTAGAGAAAGCTGGAATCATGGTTATCGACAACGCTGAAGTTGTTAGCCCAACTTACACATCTTAATACAGGGAGTAAAGATATATGACTGTTAAGATTTCTGAAAGTAATGTAGAATTCGATAAGGCGTTAAGCCACTCTAATGAGAATTCTTTCGAGTTACAAGATGTTACCCCTATTGTTGAGCGCCAAGAAGTTGCTCCGGGCCTTCTGACTGCTCTACTAGGTGGTACAACAAACCAAGTTATGCTTGAAACTAACACTTTCAAGTATGATGAACTAGATCACACTGTACAGCTACCAAGTGGTAAGCGCTTTGATGAGTTCGGTAACGATCTACAAAAAGACAAGCCTCGTCAGTTAATCTACGAAGTAGGTAGCTTCGGTATCCGTTCTAATGTAGCTCCAAAAGACTACGCTAACCGTAGAATCCCGGGTACTACTGATCAGCTAATGGATGAAGCATACCTTGTTTCTCAAATGAATGCTAAGAGCCAGAAAGCATGGCAACTATTTGATGAGTTGGCGTTTGCTCAACTACTAACAAGTGATACAAACATCACTCGTGGAGGCCCAATGCCTCAGTACAACTTCTATACTGACATCATTGGTAGTGCACGTCCTGCTAAGATCAATATGGATCTGGACAACAACACTATTGACCACTTCCAAGCATTCGCTGAACAGCTTGACTTCCTAGAGCAAGATGTTGAGAAGACTATGAACACAATGACAATGCCTATTGTTATCTGTGGTAAGAACTTCTTCAACCAACGTCTTCTAGTTGAGAAGCAACAAGGTGGTGGTGGTTCACTAACACTGAACCGTGAAATGCGTGGTGGTCTAGACCTAGCATCTATGGGTGTTCCTGAGTCTAGCTTCGGTTCTGGTTCTGGTCGTTTCAACTACCAGTACTTCGATTCACACGATGGTCTACGCTACATCCGTTACAGTGCCTCTATCACTGGTACTAAGCTAATCGCTGATGATGATGCTTACATGATCCCAGTTGGTGCTGAGACGTTCATGAAGCAAGTATTTGCTCCAGCTCAAACTCGTCAGTACGTTAACACTACTGCACAAACTGCATACGGTTGGTCTAAAGAAGATGATCGTAACGGTGTTACCCTGTGGACTGAGAAGAACGTTCTACCAATGTTGGTGAACCCACAGCTAGTTCGTCACCTAACTACTACTACTCCTTAATAGTTAGCGAACTAACAGCCGCCCTTCGGGGCGGCATTTTTGTTTAAAAAGAATTCTAATAAGGAGCCATTATGGCAGTAATAGATAGAGCACAACTTCTAGCCGATGCTAAGGTCTTCCTTCCTGATGGTAACGTCCTCACCGACACCGAAATGATGATGATCATTAACAATGTTGTTGATTATCAAATCCCAGCTGATGACGATATCTATTACAGTGAGGCTCTTTGTAAAACACTGAAATCAGTTGCACTACTCAACAAGTCTAAGTATGCAGTTGACGAACAGAACATAAAGAGAGAGAAGGTTGGCGGCGTAGAGAAAGAAAACTACGGTGAGATTAGTCGAGTAGCTTGGGATGATTATCTTGATTCCTTAGCTGATATCTGCCCTCTTTTACCGGGCGGTGGTTACAGCCCAAGCAGAGCTATCGGCGCTAAGATCAACCCAAGCGAGAAGTTCGTTATTAACGATTGTACGTGCACATCTGATTTATTCCTGTAATAATACTTTCCTTTTGGAGGAATAATGAGCGATACTATACCTGATATCCTTGTAAGTAACACCACCTACTCGGATGTCAACACACTCTCTGGAATAGCTGTAGGAACTGCTTTAGTTATTTCAAACAAATCAACCTCCCCTATTCTCCTGCAGATTGCTGCATCACAACCATCAGCCTCGTCTAATGATGGAGAGATCTTAAGTATTTCACCTAATAGTACCTCTGTAAAGATTATCACTGTAGGTGAAAATACAGTCTGGGCTAAGTCATTAAGATACACTGATGCCCCTCTTAGCGTACAGGATAATACATAATGCCTATTCTACCTCCTACTGGAGCGCCTAGCGGATTTACCCTTGGCCCTCCTCAAAATGTATTTGTAGGCGCTGATAGGGCAGCAGCGGAAACTGCAAGAGATAACTATGATACTGCTAATCCCGGTTGGATTACAGCGTACGACAACGACATAAGCTTGAACATTAGATTAGAATACTCCGATGGCCCTGACCAAGTAGCCCTTTTCCAAGTAAGAGATTCTGGTGGTACCGTTTGGTTGGATAATTCAAGTGCTACGGGTGTCCAAGGTGAAACAGGACCAGCTGGAGCGACAGGTAACAGTTACTTCTTCGCATCTAAAGCAGCGCGCGATGCGTTCTTCGGAGCATCCCCAAACGAAGGTCTACTTGAAAGTGGCTTACCTGTTGTAGTTAATGTAGGTAACGATATTGAATCTACGTTTATCTGGGGCGGTGAAACTGCACCAGCATCCTATGACGCAACCCTTTGGAGATTATCATCTAAAGAGGTTAGTTCTGGTTCTATCTTGCTTGGTCAGGATGGTGCTAAAATAAGTTCTGCCAGTCAGGTTCTTGGATTCACAGGGGCTGGTGGGAATACTGCATTGATTCCTATCCAATCTTATAATGACACGGGCTCTAGTATCCCAAGAGTAGTTGACCTTGGATCTAGGATAACCCTCCCACTTACAAACGTTTTCGATACGCAACTACCGGCACCACAGACCTATACAGTAGCAACAACTAACGATGAACTGTTTGTTGGTTATTCGTTTAGACCAGCCGAAGCCGGTAACCTAAGAGTCGAGATCTTCCTAGGGACTGACGACACAGCCCCTCAGATTGCCGACACTTACCACACAATCACTGCAGGTCAAATCGGAACAGAGGTTAGCATCGATATTGGTAATGATGTCCTTATCTCGAATAATCAGGACATTTTTGTTAAAGCCTCCGGTATAGATCTTTTTGGTGGTCTTCAGACAGCTGGTCCATTGGCTGGTCAGACAGTTATATACAACACGGCTGACGTTCAGCTGGCGACATTTGAGAATGTTGCACTGAGTTCAGATCTAGATAGTAAAGCTGATAAGGCTGATGTTCTGGAACTGGATAATACTACGCCGTTCACACCAGATGCAGATTATGAGCCCGCCACTAAGAAATATGTTGATGATGCACTACCCGTGTTTGGAACTGAGTTTCAGGCAGAGTCAGACGGCACAGTTAGATCTACTACGTCTACAAGCTTCCAGCAAGCCCAGCGATTAACAACCCCATCATTACCTTCAGGTACTTATCGAATCGGTGTAATGACTTTGCACAACCTTGACAGAGGTACCCGCGATATACTAATTCGCGCCCAAGTCAACGATACGACAATCCTCTTCAATGGAGAAGATTACCGCAAAAGGGCTAGGGATGGCGGTTCTGAGCAGCGAGAGAGTTTCCAAGGTTTTGACTATTTCACTGGATCCGGCGTTCTTAATATTGATATTGATTATGCCCCAGAGACTGGTGGTACTCAGGCCACTATGTATTTCACAAACATAGAGATCTGGAGAGTCGCATAAGGAGCCCACCATGGGATTTACAGCAAAGATAGTTAAGAAGGGGAACACTCTTAACAGAATAAAAGCAAACGTTAAATCCATTGATGGTGAGAATATCCAGATAGGTTACTTTGCAGGTCAGGGGCAACACACCTCTGGCCTCTCGTTCCCAGCCCTGATGGCTATTCATGAGTTTGGGACTGATGATATCCCTAAGAGACCAGTCTTTCAGATAACAGCCTTCGGGGCCAAGCCTCAGAAGTCTATGCGAGTTAAGAGCGCTATCCGCAATTGGTCAAGTAACTTAGCTGGCAGAGCTGATGCTAAACTACTACTAGATACCATTGGTAAGTACTACCAGAAAGAGCTTCAGAGCTTATTTGGAGATACTTCAGCCCTTGCATCTAATAGTCCCACCACTATCCGTATTAAAGGTCGTGATGAGCCTCTGGTGGACTCTGGAGAGCTTAGGGATAACCTAGCCTACAGAAACTCTATCGATGAGGAGATTAAGAAGTGAGATTATTAAAAGCTAAGACACTCACCTTTAAGAAGTTCGAAGAGGGCTTCTACGATGAAGATGGTCTTTACGTTGATGGGTTCGAGCATGAGTTTGATGTCGAAGGATCACTTCAACCATTCAGATTAGGAACCAAGAGAGATGTTCTACCTGAAGGTGTCTCATCTACAGATGCTAGGGTGTTCTTCACTAGGTCTCCTATCTTCACAACAAACCATCTTGAAAATACACAAGCTTACGAGACAACCATTGACGGTTATGTATATGTGACAGTCGAATCTGATCCTTGGATTGAGACTACACTTTCAATCGATCACTATGAGGTTGTTTTAGTCCGTAAAGATAAGAATGAGAATGATGACCAATGATAGATTATGATCAAGTTTATAGAACATTTATTGGTATTGCTCGTGACACTATTGGTTCAGAGTTGAGCACATCAGGTTCTTACCCTTCCGTTATTCGTTCTAGGCAAACTGGTGCTAAGACTAAGCCCGGACCTAAACCAGATTTCCCATATGTCACCGTAGACATCCTGACAACAGGAAGACCCGGTGGATATCTAATTGAACAATCTATGCCTGATGATAATACCATTAGGTACGAGAATGTTAAAGAGATCCTTATCAACTATACCGTATTCGGAGGTAACTCCAAGGCGATAGCAGAGGATCTAGAATTTTTCTTTAGTACAGACGTTATCCTTGAAAGAGTTAGATCTGAAACCTCAGGTCAGGTAAGAGTAACCGATGACATAATTGAAATTCCACAACTGCTTTCAACCTCATATAGCGAGAGTAGTTCATTCAATCTGACATTTGCAATTACAGATGTTAAAGATATTACTTCTACAGATATTAAAGGTGTTGAATACACTGGTGATGTATTTAGAAGTGATGAAGACACTAACCCGCTCCCTATGAGTGGAACAATTAACTAGGAGACATAATGGCTTTAAATCCAGTAGCCACAGTCAACATCAGCCTACAGACAACAACTGTAAGTAGAGCTGGTTTTGGTACACCGATGTTTATTGCCTCGCACAGTGCTTACCTAAGTCGTGTAAGGTCTTATGCAAGTGTGCAGGATGTAGCAGCTGATTTCAGTACAACTTCTGATCCATATCTAGCAGCAACAGCATTCTTTGCTAATACACCGTCAGGCCCACTGTTCAAGGTTGGACGTAGGGATTCAGACGCTATCCTGACACCAGAGAATGTTGCAGAGAACACAGTTTATGAAGTTACTGTAACAGTTAACGACAATGATTCCGTAACTGCTAACTACACAGCATTACTTGCAGACACAGCTGAAGAGATTGTAACTGCACTTAAAGCTGATATCGATGCAGCTACCCCAGTAACAGATCACATCACAGCAACAGTAGTTGGTGTTGGTGCTGCAGCAACTCTACAGATCACAGCTAATACCTCTTCTGACGTATTCTCTATCACTGGTCTTGAGAACCTAGCAGATACCTACACAAGTACTGAGACAGGATCTGATGCTCTTAATGCAATCCTTGAAGAAGATGAAGACTTCTACTTCATCGCTGCAGAAGAAGATTCAGTATTCCGTGGTGAGCTATCTACAGCAGTTGAAGCTATGAATCGTATTTTCTTCCAAGCTTCTTCAGATACAGCTATCCTTGACGCTCCTTCAAGTAGCACCCCTACTAAGGATCGTACAATCACTCTATGGCATGAAGATTCAGCTAACTTCCCTGAAGTTCAGTGGATCGGTGTTAATGCACCATACGCTCCAGATGAGAATGCTGTAACTTGGGCTGGTAACCAATTAAGCCTATTCGCTGAGTCTAAAGACCCACGTACAGGTAACAAACTAACATCTACCCAGCAAACTAATGTTCTATCTTACGGATACAATATGGTTGCTCTTGTTGGTGGAGTTCCAGTAACTCGCCCGGGTAAAGTTGAAAGTGGAGAGTGGATTGATACTATCCGTGGTCGTGACACAATGACCGCGCGTATCACTGAAAGAATTTCTAGTCTGATTATCAACCAGCAAGGTGGTAAGATCCCTTACACTGCTTCTGGTATTTCTCAGATCGATTCTGGACTATCTGCAGCACTTCAACCATTCGTTGATTCTAACTTCCTAGAGTCTTACGAAACTAACCCACCATTGATCACAGAGATCCCAGCAGCTGATAAACAAGCTCGTGTACTACGTAACGTTCAGTTCACTGCTTTCCTTGCTGGTGCTATCCATGAAGCTGTGTTCAACGGCGTTCTAACAATCTCTGAAGGTTAATAGGAGAAATACATGGCACACGTAACATACTCAAGTAGACAAGTTGTAAGTAACTTCGGTGGCCTACCTATTGACGGCTACGCAGAAGATAGTTTCATTACTATTACTTATAACTCTGACTTCTCAGCTCCTACAGTTGGAGCCGATGGTGAAGTTGCTCTAGCTCTGAGCCCAGATCAAACTGGTACAGTAGCTTTTGATTTAATGGATACCTCTGCAGGTGCTAAGCGCCTAGCTGGTGTTTACGCTGCACAACGTGCAAGTGACACACCTATTCGTCTACCTCTTGTGATCTCTGATCCATCTGGTGCGACTCTGGTTCTATCTAACAACGCCCACCTACAATCAATCGGTGAAGGAACTCTAGGTACTTCTAACAATGCTCGTACCTTTACATTCTTCGTTGAGAACATGGTGTTCACTGCAGTACCTAAAGGTGTTGGTGAAGCTACGGCTGATATCGTAGATCAAGTTAACAACTTCGTAGAAGCTAACATTTAATTGATGGGGGCATAGCCCCCTCTATAAGGAGAGAATATGTCTTTCGATATAAATGATATAAATAAACAAGCAGGTATTTCAACTAAGGAGATCAACGGTGTGACCTACACACTTCATCTTCTGCCTGCAACAGTTGGTCTTAAAATGTCTTTAGAGATCAGTAAGCTTTTAGCGCCATCGATTGGTGCAAGCTTTGATGGTCTTCGTCACGATGAGCTACTTCACGGAGCACCTAAAACGTTCTCTGACTTAGCCACCCTTCTATCTACTCAACTTGATAAGGTTGACGTAGCAGAGTTAATTTCAGCGTTACTGAATAATGTTGAGGTTGACGGTAAGAAAATTAATTTCGATACACACTTCAGAGGTAACTACGGGAGTATGATCCAGTTAGTGGAATTTGCACTAAGGGAGAACTTCGAAAGTTTTTTTACCGAGAGCGGTTTTCAGACCCGTTTAATGAGCCTGATGGAGAATCTAACAACCCCAACTCCAGATCTGGAAGAGTCCTCAGACAAATAGAAAAGACTTGTTCTCTTACCTCATTAGATTGGTATATCTACACAATATACCGAAGTAAATACAATAAAGAGACTATCCGTTTCCTCAGATATGAGATGACGTTGCCAGAGCTTCTTGAATATAAAGAATATATAGATTGTATGGAAGCCATTGACACAGCAGCACACAAGGATCACGAGGAGAAGATGAAAGCTCTTGATAAAGGAAGCAGATAATGGCAATGACTATTAAGGATTTTATCCTACAGCTTGGCTTTGACTCTAGTGAGGTCGATAAAGGGCTTTCTAACATAGAAGCTAAAATGGGAAGGATTGGTGCTAAAGCTCAACGAACCCAAGAAGCTCGGATGAAAGCCTCTAAAACTTTCTTTGCTGATCAACTTCGTCAGGAAGAGAGAGCAGCTAAAGCTGCAGAAAGAATTCAAATCAGGAGAAACCGAGTAGCATCATCCCTAGAGATTGCTAGAAGAAAAGCAACTCGTGGACTTGGTGTACTAGGAACTCCTGAATCAAAAGCACAACTTAAGCAATTCCAACAACAGTTTAATCAACTGTCAGCATCTATTAAGAAGGCATCTACTGCAGGTGACTTCTCAAAGATAACTAACCAATTAAGACTGGTTAACGATCAACTTACAACAACGGTACAGCAGAGCAATAGGGCATCGAGAGCTTTCAAGGCTCAGACCTTCGCTATGAACTCTGCCAGAGATTCTGCTAGAAACCTAGCAAGAAGCTACCTATCAGTTTTTGCGGCTGTAGGGATAGCAGGTGGAGCTGGTAGAACTGGTATGGATTTTGAATCTATGCGAGCATCTTTATTAGCCGCCTCTGGATCTACTGAACAGGCTGCAAAAGACTTCGAGTTCGTTAAAGAGACCTCGATGAATCTTGGTCGTGAATTAAGCACAAGTGCTAAAGGTTTCCAGCAAATAGCCGTATCCGCTAATAATGCTGGCCTCTCAATGGAGCAGACCAAGGAAATATTCCTTGCAGGTTCTGAGGCTTCGGCGGCATTTGGCCTATCAGCTGAAGATACCTTCGGTGTTTTCAGAGCGTTCACACAGATCCTTTCTAAAGGTACAGTGACCAGTGAAGAACTTAAGCAACAATTAGGTGATAGGATGCCTATTGCTCTATCTACAGCTGCTAAAGCTGTTGGAGCAACAATCCCAGAACTAACTAAGATGCTTGAGAACGGAGAGCTTATCTCTACAGAGTTCCTACCTAAGTTTGCCAAACAGCTAAGGATAGCTGCTAGGGAAGGTGGAGCACTTACAGCCTCTCTGAACACTACTCGTGTTTCTCTACAAAGATTATCTACAGCCTATCAGATCAACATATCTCAGGCATTCGATGAAGGACTTGGTGAGGGATTAACATCTTTCTTTGATGACCTAAGAGCAACAGTTGATCAATTGGCCCCAACATTCAGATCAATTGGTAGGATTGTTGGTGCGGCTCTAAGTGGTTTAGGTATAGCTATAAGGGCCCTTACCCAAATCATCAGGCCGTTTGGTATCCTTTTAGATACTGTGACAGGATCTATGTCAGATATCTCCGATATGACTAAGAAAGGCGTTAAGGAGTTGAGTGTTCTAGGGAGAGCTGTGAGGGTTCTTATTGGACTATTTAAAATACTTGCAGGTGTTATTGTTTTACCTTTTGGTATTTTAGAAAGAGCTTTGAATAAGATCTCTGGTATGGAAGATGGCCCACTAAAAGGTCTTCTAGCTATAGGGACATCCCTTGCAACCATATTCACAGGTAAGAAGTTGTTCGGACTTATGAAGTCAGGAGGACTATCAGCAGGTAAGACGTTTGGAAGATTCTTTGTCAAAGCCTTCCTATTAGCTTTCGCATTTAATATTGGGACTATGATAGGGGACGCCTTGAACAAGGCCCTTGAGGATGCATTCCCTAATTTCATGAGAGGACTTAGCGACTTCATCGGATCCGTTGTAGATGGGGTTAGAGCCCTGTTTGGTAATGAGCAAGCCGCCGCTAGATTAAAAGCTAGTGGAGCTGAAGCATCCAGAGTAGCTATGTCTAAACAAAGGGAAAGGTTCAATAGACGTAGAGGCGGAAGCATCGGACAGGTAAATATCGAAGTTAACGCTAATGGGTTAGATGAAGAGGCTGCTACCCGTGTGGTAGAGACCGCTATTCAGAATCAATTAGTACCTTCAATGGAGGCAGTACAATAATGGCTACTTTTATAACAGATTCTGTTACAGGCCTTATCTACCAACTCGATGCCACTACTAGTACTCAATACACAACATCAAGTACTCTTACAAGTAACCCTATTGAGAGTGGTAGATCTGTTGTTGACCACGTTATCCAGAATCAAGACACAGTGACTATCTCGGGCATTCTGACAAGGGTGAAAGCTAAGGGTTCTAACTCTGAGTTTGTTATTGCCCCTGAGAATTACATAGTTAACCTTCAGGATATCAAGGACAACGCTACCCCTGTTACGATTACAATGTTCCAAACTCCCACCTTAGGGGGCTTCGGTGAACCTAAGAACTTAATAACTCCTCTTCAGAACTGCATCATAACCTCAGTGCAGATCAGTAAGAGATCTGGCCCGGGCAGTGGAGACCTATTCGTAGATCTCTCGGCTACTAAGGTTGAATTTGCTGACCAAGCACAGGTGACTGCACAACCAACAGCTGACCCTAGCTTCCAGAATGATGCAAGTAATCTTCAGAATGGTGCTGGTACAACTCAAACGGTTGAACAGGAAGATTTATTGGATTGGTCTCTAAGGCAGATCGGAGAGGGAACCCAACAAGTGACAGGAGGCTAACATGGCAGTTAGTGTATTTATCCCTGATACAGCTTGGAGTAGACAGGTTGTATCCCTTTCGGGACGTAGTTATATCTTTGAGATCTCTTATAATGAAAGATCATCCCGTTGGTACATAAACATAAGTCTATCAGGATCTGATGTAATCAACAGTGTGAAAGTTATTGAGAACTATGATCTAACTGGTAGGTATTGCCTGCAGGATTTCCCAGACGGAGAATTGTTCTGTGCTAGGCTAAAAGAAACATCTGATCCAGTCGGAAGAGATAATTTCGGGATTGGTAAAGACTACGAACTCTTATACTTAACACTAGAAGAGATTGAACAACTAGGACTCTAAAAATGGCTAATGCTTTCATTCATAAATATGAATTGGTAATTGGTAGTCCGGCTAACCTTTTGAAGTCCACACAGAACACAGAAACTGCTCCCCCTGCTCCGAGTTCTTTAACTCAGAATGATAGCTCAGATGTTGTTGTGGGGGGAGGATCTGATTCAGGTTATTCAGATTACTCAACAGTTCCTTCGGGGGCTATAACCTTGACTGATCTTCAGATCGAGGCATCGATAGATTATAATATCGCACCAGCTGGTAAGAATTCTCAACCAGCTGTCATCAAAGTCTTTAACCTTAGTGACACGACCATTAATTTTATTACAGCTGAGTCCTCAGTTATTCTGAGAGCTGGCTATCAAAAAGATGAAGCCCTTCCGGCTATCTACACAGGTCAAGTCGTTAAGGTATCTACAGAAAGGGTTGGCCCCGACTATGTAACCACACTGGTTTGCAGTGATGGAGCTAACATCTTAAAGAATGCAAAATACTTTAAGACCTACCCTAAAAACACAACCTACGAAAATATTCTTTCAGATTTAATTTCCCAGTTTGTTTCAAAAGGTATTGTTCAAGGTGACTTCACCGTAAACGAACGTACCTCGAAAGCAATAACAAGAGCACTTGTCAGGGAAGGGTCACTATCCGCTTCACTATCTGCAGTATGCAACGAGATAGATTACGGATGGTATATAACATTGGGGAAACTAAACGTTCACCCCAAGGAACAAAATGGATTAATTGAATCTGTAGATATTATCGAAACCAATGTGAAAGGTGTTATTAGCCAGAATGACGATAAGAGTTCAACCTCTACATTCTCTAAGGCATCTAAACCACAAGGTATTAAACTCACAACATTCCTAAACGGTAACATCACAACCAATACAACTCTTAAAGTTAAGTTTGGAGATTACCAAGGTGACTATAAAATTCAATCAGTTTCTCACAAGTTGAACTTCAGAGGTGATGCTTGGGATACAGAGATTGAGTGTCAGAGGATCCCATAATGAAATTAACATTTGAAGATGTTGTTAGGGGTACATTCGCCAACCTGATGACGAATCTTTACACAGCTATGCCAGCTAAGGTTGAGAAAGTTGGTAAGGTTGGAACCCAAGTGGTTATCGATGCTAAACCTTTAGTTAACCGAGTGGAGAGTGATGGGTCTGCTTATGAGACTCCTATCCTCCCAGAGGTTCCCGTGATCTTCCCAGCTGGTGGAGGAGCTATGGTTAGCTTTCCATTGGCCCCGGGCGATACAGTCCTCCTAGTCTTCTCTATGAGGAGCATAGAGGAGTTTCTATCCTCGGATGGTATGAATACTCAGACTCCATTTAGTCGTAGGAAGCACAGCATCTCAGACGCTGTAGCACTACCCGGGCTATTCACTTCAGTTAACTCTCCTGAGGTTGATACTGAGAACTTATCTCTAAGGAATGGTATTGGTGAGACTGAATCAGAAATCAAGGTTCAGAAGGACGGTAAGATTGTGATCAATGCAGCATCAGCTGTTGAGATCGGTGAAGGTGCAGCTGAGGCGTTAGTTCTTGGTGATGCATTCAAGACTTACTTTGATGGACATACGCACCCAACAGGTGTAGGGCCTTCAGGGCCTCCTATAAGCCCGATGCCACCAACAACCTTATCAACCTATGCGAAGACTAATTAGGAGGCTTAAATGCCATTAGGGACAACCTTAGAGGCAGATATTAAGACTGCCATAACTAATAGCGAGGATGCCTCAGCATCAGCAACCCTAATAGCTACAGCTATTAATAATTACCTTCAGCCAGCTGACTATGGGGACGGAGCTGTTCTATACAGCTCATCTGTAGCAGGTTCTAGTTTTGAGCTTGCTGTCCCGGGCACAGCCTCAGCAGCTGCAACTCAGTGGGCCACAGCTATTATGGAATACTACGGAGCTGGTGGGATTGCCACTGGCGACCCGGGGGAGCCAACAACCCTAGATGAGGTAATTCCACCAATCACCATCACAGCTTCAACCGTTGGGCCAGCCCTGACAACATCACTGACATCAGTATTTAATAATGTTGGTGGTGATATTGATAGTAAGGCAACTGATATAGCATCAGCTATTGAAACAGCTATCTCAGGGATCGTAGTTAACTGGGTAGAATTTGCTGCAGGGCCTCCACCAGTTAATTTACCTCTTGTAGGAGGAATATCATGACAGATATCGCTTTAGACGATTCAGGTGATCTAATCATCGAGAATGGTCAGATCCCTTTACTGGGGACAATTCAAGAGTCTACTAGACAAAGATTACAAATATCTTTGAGTACTATCTCAGGTGAGTGGTTCAAGGATATCAACTTCGGAGTTCCTAGAGAATTACTTTTCAGCAAGGGAACTCAAGGGATGCTAGATGCAGCTGTGGTTGAAATCATAGTTGGAACTGATGGCATCCAATCAATAACAGAATTCGAATCTTCGCTTGATGCGGGGACTAGGGTTTATACCGTAAACTTCTCCGCTATTACAGATAGTGGTGAGGTAGTCACTCTAGAAGGATTGGAGGTTACTTAATGGCCATCACTGAAGAAGGCTTAACCATAAGACGTTTTCCTGAAGTAGAAGCAGATATTCAGGATAGCTTAGTAACAAATTTAAACACATCTCTCGTATTCGATAACGATACCCTACTAGGTCAACTAGTGGCAATCATCGGTGCAGAGATTGCAGATGAGGAAGCATTACTTCAAGCTATCTACGATAGTTTCGATATAGCGAAAGCTGAAGGTGCTGCTCTTGATAGACTAGTGGCACTGATCGGTATTACTCGATTAGATGCAGCCAGAACTTCAGGTGATCAGGATTTCACTGGAGCCGATGGTACGGTAATCCCTCAAGGGACTTTAGTTGCCAACCCATCTTCACTTGATCAATTTGAAACTGGATTTGCATTAACACTTGCACCTTCATCGTGTAAGGAAGTTACCTACTCGGTTTCATCTGTACTGAATAACACGCTCTATACTATTGAAGTTAATGGGAACGATTTTAGTTATACATCAAGTGGTGCAGCAACGGTTACAGAGATCGTTGACGGGTTAGTGGCCCAGATAAATCTACCATCTGGCAGAACTTGGGAAGCTCAGAACGTAGGGGATCAGCTTAGGGTATTTACACTTAATCAGGATAATATAGCTGTCTCAGCTATTACATTCCTACTTGTAGAGTCTGTAACGGCATCTGTGTTCACTCAGGCAACTGTTACAGGTGATATACGCGCCCCAGCTAACTCATTGACACAAATTGTTTCATCGGTTTCAGGACTGGATTCCACAACTAACCCACTAAGTTTTACAACTGGTCGTGATAAAGAAACAGATGAGGAACTACGTGAGAGGGCCTCACAAACAACTCAGCTTGCTGGTAGTAGTACTGTCCCAGCTAATATCTCTGCAGTTGCCAACGTAGAGGGTGTATCAGCCGTTCTACTAGTTGAAAACTTATCTGATGTCGTAGATGGAGAGGGTAGACCCCCACACAGTTATGAAGTGATTGTTGAAGGTGGTGTCGATGGTGACATTGCTAGGGCAATCTTTAATGAGAAGCCTGCAGGTATTCAAACGTTCGGTGACATCACTGTTAACGTTCTTGACCAAACAGAAACACCAAGAGCAATTAGTTTCTCTAGACCGGACGATATCATTATTGCTACCCGTGTTACTTACGATCTATACGATGAGGAATTATTCCCACCAACTGGCCCAGACGATATTGTTCAAGCCGTCCTAGAGGCAGGTAATGCGTTGGGTATCGGTGAGGATGTTATCCCTAAAAGATTCTACGGCCCTATTTATGCTGCAGTATCTGGTCTTAACGATATCACCGTTGAGATGCAAATACTAGCATCATCTGGTGATGTTCCTAACCCGGGCAGTTGGTCAGAGGCTAAGATCTCTATTTCCGATTCACAGGTGTCTTCATTCAACTTGGCGGATGTTTACACAGTTCAAGTCTAAGGAGGACTTATGGCAGAACCAGTTTTAAAAAATTCTGTTGAGGTTGGCCTTGGTCGTGTAATAGAGCAGTTCGAGGACAAGCCCAATATCGTGGGAACACTTGATGCTTTCCTACAAGAGACTCAGAAAGTTGAGGACTTAGCTTTTGAAGTTAACTCAGCTTTCGATTTAGACACAGCTGTTGGTGGACAACTTGATGTGATCGGTCGATTGGTTGGTGAAAGCCGTCAGGGTAAATCTGATGAGCTTTATAGAGCAGCTCTTAGAAATCGTATTACAGCTAATAGTGCTAATGGGACAATCAATAATATTTTAAGCATTGTTAGAAATTCACTAGGTCCATCTGTAAGCTACCCCAATCTCATAAATACAATGGGGAACCCTTATAATCCAGAAGGTTGGAATACTAATTTGTTATTCATGACCATGGAGAATCAAGAGGTTTTAAACCCAGTGGGATATCCTGTTGTTGGCCTGACCACAATAATTTATAACCTTCTCGGCGCAGGGACTATCATAAGTAGCACCTATAGTGATGCTGTTAATATAGGGGATGAATTCTCAATCGCTATCGTTGCCAAGTCAATTACAAATGATAATGCGCTGAGGTTAGAGTTCACTGATAGCCTTGGAGATTTAGGATCAGTTTCTCTTAATATGGAGACAGGTGCTTTGGTCGGAGGTGGTGGGGGACTTATAAATCAGGTCTGGCAAGTAACTGATCTACAGGATGGTTTTAAGTTATTTGAAACAACTATGACTGCCTACAGAGCCGCCACAGATATTGACTTTGAGGTTTTCTTTGATGATGGGGCGGTTTTTGAGGGAGCGCCAAGTATAGGATCTCAGTGCTATGTACAGGCAGCGTTTGGAGGAAAAACCTCGGGATACCCAGCCAAAGTGTCTGATGGCACAGACAAATATGTTAAACTTCACGAGCACTACCCTGCAGATATTCACGTAGAGGTTCAGGATAATGAAAGTCCTGCACTCCATGCACTTCTATCTGAGATCTCCTCAGCTGGTGTGGCAAGGACTATGACATTCATACCAGAGGCTGGTGACCCATTAGTCTCGGTTGAGTTGGAGATTCTCCGTAGGTTCTTAATTACCGATACAGGGGATCAGATTGTCACGGATGATGGATTAGGCACTAAATCTAATTTAGTTGTATCCAATATTGTTGACTCAACTGGAAACGTCAGTATGGGATTCTTAGCTGAACTAGACCCTTCCGAGGGGGATGAGTACAACGTACTAGCAGAAACTTTACGGGTGTGATAGGCACCCTTTAATTAATTTTTAAGGAGACATTCTGATGGCAGATGTTGAATTACCAGACTTACCCGCCGTTGTCGCTATTGCAGACTCTGACCTTCTTCATGTAAGACAAGGCGTAGAAGACAAAAAATCGACGGTGGCTACCTTAGAGGTTCACCTTGATACAAAATACTTAAGACAGGATGACAACCTACTATCCTTAACCGATGATGCCGCCGCTAGGGCTAACTTAGGTGTCCTAAGTGAATCAGAAGGTGATGCTAAGTATCTAGAGGAGCTTAATAACCTCTCCGATCTTACTAACACAACAGTTGCCAGAAACAACCTAGGCCTTGGCACACTAGCAACTCAGAACGAAGGGACTGGCGGTCCAGACTTCAGGGATAATGATGCAAACGATGCAAGATATTTACTTGAAGCTAATAACTTGAGTGATCTTACAAATGTGGTGACTGCAAGGTCAAATCTTGGATTAGGTACGGCGGCGGTTGTTAACACGGGGACAGGGGCAAGTGATGTTCCTACAACATCTCAGGCAGATGCGAGATATTTACTTGAGTCTAATAACCTGTCTGATGTGACTAGCCCAGCAACAGCTTATAATAACATTAAGCAACCAGCTACAACATCATCTCTTGGTGCTGTTGAGAAAGCTACTCCTGCAGAGATGGCATCCGGAGCTTCCGATAAATTCCCAGATGCAGCTACTATTAATGACTTCATAGGCACAAGAGTTAGGGAATGGACTACGGTTGATATGAAGAACCCTACCCTGCACTCACAAGGTAGGATGAACTTCATAGCCAATCTGGTCTCGTGGGGTTTTGTATTCTTCAATGAGGGTCAAGACGCTATCGTATTTGGCAGATTAACCTCTCCAAGTAATGTGTTCTATTTCTGGGAGGTATCACTAGGGACTTCTTATGATCTGTCCACCAGTACATTAACTCAGACATATCAGATACTTAACTCATCATCATCTATGGACCGTTTACTCTACAAACCAGACGGAACTAAGTTATATGTCATGTCTCAATCATTCATCTATCAATATGACTTATCTACTCCATGGGATATATCAACCATAACAGAAAATGGTATTAAGGCTGTTGGGGTAAATGATCTAGGTGGGATGAATTTCAATGAGGATGGGACGCGCCTCTATTCAGTTGGTACACAATCATCATTGGAACAATTATCAGAATGCACACTATCTACTCCTTGGGATATTAATACAATAGGTACTCCCACTCTGCTTAATTTAGAGTCAGGAATAGTTGGATACACTTGTGATAATGCTGATGACGTTACTGTGACTAATAGAGGAGGGTATCTATACATTTACATACACGGTAAAGCCGAACTGGTAAGTTCCAGTACTAACACTGAATGGGGTGTAACTGAGATGCAGATATTTAACCCTACCTTGAGTGGAGCTGGTTCACCTAATGAGATTATCCACACCGTACAGAGATATAAGACGGGATCTGGGAGCCTACTGGAGACATTCGACCCCATAACCGGGTTGGCCTATGCTACGAATGGATCTTTATTTACTCTATACAGTATCCTCAAACCTTACCCTTACATTATCGGGAGCTAGTTAATGGCATTACCTCCAATATTACTACCTGAATGGGCATCACAGGATCAGAACGATCCTGTTACTGGTGCACCCAATAAGGTAGAGCCTACAGCATCCTTCAAGCTGTCAGGTGTAAACAGAAATGAAGCCTTGATCAGGCCTTACTTAAACTATGAACTGGATCTCATATCTGATTGGATTGAATTCTTCCGTGACTCTGACCTATCAGGAACAGAGAGCACAGTTTCAAGCCAAGCAGTAGTAACAATCCCTGATCAAGGAAACACAACATATCAAGTTATAGTAACCCCTAAAGCCAACCTTGGCAATGTGTGGGTTACTAATGATAGTTCAACCCAATTCACAATTAATGTCTCTTCAGGTGACGGCAACGTAGATTGGCTAGTCAAAAATAAACTATAAGGAATGAGTGACATGGTTGACGGAGATGGCAATCACTTAGCTGAGCTTTTTGTGGGTTTCCTTTCTGTCCTGTTAGCCACCCTTGCGGGGTGGTTTTCTTGGGAAAGAAAGAAGACACGCGAGGCAGTGGATGATCACTCAGCTAGGATCACTAAACTAGAGGCTGAAGCTATGACAGAGGCTAGAACTAGAGAGATGATACAGGATAATTTAGATCCTCTTAAAGAAGATATGAGAGAGTTAAAACAGTACCTTAAGCAACTATCAGAGGACACTCTGTATATACGTTTAGAGATTGCTAAGACTCAGGGATATCATGAGGCAAAAGAGGAACTAAAGAAACTTAGAGGCCCTAATGAGTAGACAAATTGTAGGATCTTTAGAGTACCCTGCAGGGACTAATTTCACTGGTGTCATTGAAGCTAGACACATTGAGGGGAACACCGTTACAGTTCCCCAATCAATCAGTGAATTCCCTGTAACAAATGCTCTTTACGATTTCACCCTAGAGAATGGTTCTTACCAATTCTCAATCAGAGGGATTATAGATGAAGGTTCCACAGAGGAATCTAGAGTTAAACTAGGTCTCGGTATCGTTAATGACGGAACACCGATTGACCTATTAACATTACTTAGTTTAAGTGAACCACTAAGCTCACCAGTGGAGGATCTCATTAAAGAAAGAGGTCTACCTTCAGGTGGTACTACAGGTCAGCACTTAGCTAAGTTAACAGATAACGATTACGAGACCGAGTGGGTTGATGCTTTAGATGAGGCACCCATCGATGGTCAACAGTATGCACGTCAAGATGGTGGGTGGTCTGTTGTCACTGGGGGAGGCGGCGCTGAGACATTTACAGAGCTTACAGATACACCTAATAACTATGCGACCTTTTCAGGGCAAGTTGTTAGGGTTAATGTAGGTGAGACTGGATTAGAATTTTCTAACCTAACAAAAACTGATGTAGGTTTAGATCAAGTTGATAATACATCTGACCTTAACAAGCCAATCTCCACTGCAACTCAGGCAGCTTTGGAGGGGAAAGAGGATGACTTAGGGTTACCAGCAACAGATGGGCAAGTCCTGTCATCTACAACTGCAGGTGTTCGCTCTTGGGTTGATGCCGGGGGTGGTGGAGGAACTCCAGCCTCAATTGCAGATATGGACGCTGGTACATCTGACACTGTATATGTTTCACCTAAAGTCCTTAAAGACATCACTAAGGTAGGTATTGGTAATGAGGCTGGGCGTACCTCTCAAGGTGTCAACACAGTAGCTATAGGTGCTAATGCCGCCAACTCAGGTCAAGGGCAAAGTTCAGTAGCCATTGGTGATTTTGCTGGTGGGACTAGCCAAGGTGTAAGATCTGTTTCTATCGGTCACGATTGTGGACGTAACTCACAGGGCGGTAGTGCGGTTGCTATTGGTACAGACTCGGGGCAAAATACTCAGGGTATAAACAGTGTAGCTATCGGTAACCTAGCAGCTGAAGATGACCAAGGTAATAATGCCGTAGGTATAGGGTTCTTCGCTGGTCAGAATACTCAAGGTGAGAGTGCAGTAGCTATCGGTAATGGAGCTGGTCGTAACTCACAAGGCGCTAATGCTATTGCTGTTGGAACAGGTGCTGGTGATACAAGTCAAGAGGCGAATGGTGTACACCTTTCAACTCCTAATTTTGATTTCCAATACCTCCCCTCAACCAAGATCCTTGATGTAACAAATACGACAAGTGACCTAACATTCACCGTTAATGGTCAAGTCTTAACATCCCCAACCAACTACAACTCTAACTTCAATATTCTTGATGACGCTTTAACTAATACAGCTGCCTCATCTAACTTAGTGGTTAGAGACTTCGGAAGGATCTTTAGATCCTCAAGTGCCGCTGGGAATGTTTATGCTCAAAGTAAGCACATGATCCCAATAGAGACTTACTTCGAGGTTGAGTACGATAGCATTGGTACTTCAAACAACGCCATAACCACTATCATTTGCTCACCTAAATCCTCTGGCCCAATCTGGTCTCGTGGTTTTGCTATAGGGACTAACGCCAAAAATATTACTATCTACGAGGTCACCTCGGGAACAAGGCCAAGAGGTAGGTTTATAAGTGCTCTAGCCACTTTTGCGGGTGTATTATCAAGTGGTGATACTGTTAGGTACTGGACAACACGAGATGATGCTAACAACGTTACAGTCTTTGCACAGGTTAACGGTACAGGTACTATTCACTCTCAACAAGTTGGAGTGGTAGGTGTAGGTGATGCATCCAACTGGACAACAAGTTTTGTTGCAACGAACCTAACTGCAGATATTGTTGATGTAACTTTCAACTTTGGGTTTAAGCCTTTCACCTATGCTATTGAGGCAGGGAAGCAAATTGCTGCACTGAGTCCTGCAGTTATGACTCAACCATTCCAAATCTGGGATGGTAGTGCTGGATTTGTTGATGAGAGTTCTTTGGACTTTCCTATAGTTGATTCCAATGGGGTTAACATCGGTGAGTACATCATCAATACAACCCCACCCGGAGGGGCCAGCTCTAACGCCTCAATGACTATAGTAGATGGTATTGAAGACCATTACGCTGTGTTCTTCGCCAGTGAGGTCTCCACAAATATCTGGGTGCACACTGCAGTTAGGTGGGACGTATCGGTGAGACGTTTTGTTTACTCTAGTAACACTTTGAATCTACCAACTGCAGAAGTAACTCAAGGCACTGGACTGTTAGATTTCATATCTTATAGGTTCGGAGGATAGTAATGCACGTACAATATGATTTAACTACAAAGAAGGTACTTGGTTATCATAACCTTAGAACGGATATAGAATCCATCCCTGAGGATTACATCTTAGTACCTGAACCAAATGAACAAACTGTAAGAGACTATTGGCCCTACCTAGTAGTCAACGATACAGATGCACAGAACAAAGTTCTAGAGATACCAGCTGATGTTGCAACCGTAGCATCAGATGACGCTTTCGTGAAGTACAAGGATGTCGCCTACGAAGCAGTTGAGGAATGGAAGCAGATAAAACTAGAAGAGGGTATGTCCTTTATATTTCCCGGGAACGTACCTGATATTGTTCAGACGAGAAGCTTTAACGACCTCGTTGCAATTCAAGGGTTGGTTACAAGAGCCGCCCTTGAAAAGGATTTAGCTAACCATAGCTTTATGACTCCATTCCGAGCGGAGTCCAATATTGTTTATAGTTTAGATACCCTTTCGGTTTTCTATCTTGGCAACGGCGTAAATATCTTTACAGGGAATATTGCAAGATATGCATGGGAAGCCAAGGACGCTCTAGATGTAGCTACTACCGAAGCTGAAGTAGATGCTATTCTAGCCGACTTAAATTCAATCACTAGGGGTGTTCTACAGACCCCTTAAGAGGTAATCATGAGAATATTCTACCACAAATCAGGGAAGTATTTGAAGTCCTTCTCGTTTGATGATGATCTAACCGATTTACAGGAAGGCCATATCATCACCTCTGATTACGTGGAAGTCCCTGAGGAAGTACTCAGGGCTTATTCACGAGAGGTAATTGAGGAGTACATGACTACGTACAATCCTCAGAATCCCGCCCCAGTCCCAGAGCCTAAAAGTTCTCTGTGGAGAGAGGGTGAAGAAATTAGTAAAGCTTTAGCTGAATACTTTGAGAATGAAAACTGGATCTCTAGTGGTGGAGGTTCTGATACTGGTGCTCAAATTGAAACCAAGTTGGATGCCCACTTTGGTAATACTGTTTGGAAACAAGGTGGAGGAGGTAACACTGCTCCGGTATTCGTAGAGAGTAGTCACACGGTTGTCCAAGGTGTTGATTTAGTTATCACCCTATCAGCAACTGACACTGAAGCTGATCCATTAACTTTCACTGTTACTGGTAGCACAGACTTCACTCAAAACGCGAATGTCCTGACTTTCAACTCAGCTGTTGTGGGCCAACAAACCCTAAACGTAACCGTTGATGATGGTAATGGTGGGACTGATACCGGAACTGTAACCGTCAGTGTTACAGCTGCCCCTGCTAATAACCCACCAGTCCTGACTAACCAAGGTCATACTATCCCGGTTGATACCTTTAAGACTATCACCGTGGGGCCTGCAATCGATCAGGATGGTCACAGTGTTACCTATACAATCACAGGTAGTACAGACTTCACTCAGAACGGTAACAAGATTACTTTCAGTTCATCTGTTCTAGGTCAACAAGTTCTAAGTGTTACTGGTGATGATGGCAACGGTGAGACAGCTAATGCATCTATTACAATCAATGTTGTAAACGAGACAGCTGAAGACTACCCAGTAATCCTAGACATCACTGAACAGTTTGTAGTTACTGATGGAACCATGAGCGTTTCACCTCAGTTATCTAACCCAACTGCAGCTGGATCCGTTAGATGGTACAAAGACTTTGGGCACGATGATGTTCAAGTTAATCCCACAACTGGTGCTGTTACATGGGATACAACTGGCTTAGCTGGTGAGTCATTCCACGTAGGCCTACGTTGTAGCAATACTAACGGGGTTGGTCGTAAGACTTTCCTTGTTCACGTTGGTAAAGTTCAAGGAGATATCCTATATGTTGGGCCACTGGAAACTTATACTACTTGGGTTGATGCTGAGGCAGCTCACAAAGCTG